GGTATATCAATATCGGCGTCACATCTATATGATGATGACGCTTTTTTTGTCAGTTTCGTTCAAAGGCTAGGATGGAGCGTTCATACCGCTTAGATATGGGTTCGATTCCCTTAGCTGACACCAAAAATGCGGCAAAATAAATAAAATTTTATTGACAAAAAGGAAAATTTATTATATAATATAATTGTAAAAGATAGGAGGAAATTATATGATAAGTTTAGATTTAGATGTTGATATAAAAACTTTACAAATAATGTTATTAGGCTGGGATTACGATATTGATGAAATAGAAAATATGTCTGCAGAGCAATTATTTGATAAAGTTAAACAAATTCTTGAAGTATATTGTGAAAAAGAAAGTTTAAGACAACAAGAACAAATTTTTATGAGTAATGATAGAAAAACCGTAGATAAATATATTGATTTTTTAAAAAGAAAGAGAGATGATTGTTAAAATGAGTAATGTATATTTTGTATCAGACACCCATTTTTCCCACAAAAATATATTAAAATATGAACCAATTCGTATTGATTTCGTCGCCAAGTTCATGTCAGAACACGGTAGCAGAAAAACTTTTGACGAAGCTCGTGAGTTTTTAATAAATTGTATTGAAACAGGAGAAAATATTGAAACCATGCTTTATTGGCATGATGAGGCACTTATCGCCGCTTGGAACTCACAAGTTAAGGACGACGATGTAGTATGGTTCTTAGGTGATTTCGGTTTTAAAGATACAAAGAAGATGCAAGAAATTGGTCGTAGATTAAAAGGTCATAAGCGTATAATTATGGGTAACCACGATAGAGAAAAGCCTGAATTTTACTACACTTGCGGATTTGAATTTGTTAGTCCATATCCAGTAGTATTAAAGAGACATTTTATTCTATCTCATGCGCCTTTATTTAAAGAACAAGCTGAAGATGGAGTAACAACTAAAGCTTTACCTATGGGACAGTTCTTTAATATTTATGGACACGTTCACAGTCATGGGGATTTTAAAACCATAGATGAAAATAGTGCATGTGTTTGTGTAGAACGTATCGACTTTACTCCTGTAAAATTACACGTATTCGATAGTTATGTTGAGGGTAGCGCAGGAAATCCCGCAAAGAATAGACAAAAGTAAAGATACTTTTATTAGTATCTTCTTTGGACCCGTAGCTTAATTGGTCAGAGCAGCGGACTCATAACCCGCCGGTTCTCGGTTCAAGTCCGAGCAGGTCCACCAAAATTTTAAATTGAGAGGAATTAAATATGTATAAAGGATTATATGATAAGTTTTCAAATTGGTTCAGAGGCGGCAATATTTGGCTTTATTCAGACCCACATTTTGGCGACGAAGAAATGAAGGAAATCCGCAAGAATTATATTAGTGATGAAGAACAAATTAAGCGTATCAATTCAAAAGTAGGAAAGAATGATACAATTATTTTCTTGGGAGATATTGGTAATGTTGAATGCATTAAGAAAATTCGTGGCTATAAAGTATTGATTATGGGTAATCACGATAAAGGCGCAACTAAATATAAGAGAGTAGTAAAAGAAACTCAAACTTTTAATGCGGCTGAAGTTACGGTTGAAGATTTAGATAAAATTAAAGAATTAGGTTTTAGTTTTGTAAATCAACCTGATAAAGTTAAGGAATTGGGATTAGATAAGTATTTTCATACAATAATAGAAGATAATCATTTATTTGATGAGGTATTTGAAGGACCTGAGTTTATTAACGATAAGATCGTTTTATCTCACGAGCCTTTAGATTTATACGCATTCAATATTCATGGACACAAGCACGATTTGGAATATAAATATGACGATAAGCACTTAAATATATGTGCGGAAGCAATAGATTATACACCAATTAGTTTGCTTTCTCTATTGAAGAATGGTGTAGCAAGTAAGATTGACGATATTCATAGAATTACTATTGATAAAGCAACAGAGAGAAAGAAAGGAAAATAATATGGAATCATTAAAGGATTATTTAGAGTATTATTCCAAGTATGGTATTGAAGAAAAAGAAATTGTTAAACAATTTATTACAGATAAAAATTTGGAACTAGATTATTCAAATATGATTATGGAATTAGTTCAAACAAGATTGTATAAAGAACAATATAAACAAGCAAAAGCAAAAGAAGTAATATTATACTATAATAGTTGTTGCGGACAAACTCATAACAAAGAATGGACAAATGAAGAAAATACTTTATGGGATAAATGGGTTATTGAATATGCATTAAATTTTGAATTAAGTGAATCAACAAAAGAGATTATCAAACAAAAAGTGCCGCAAATGATCGCTCCAAATTGGGGTTTTAGAGGATTACTTGCATATATAAATAAAGAGTGCGGTGTTCTTTTTAAAGACCAAAAAAGTAAAGATGACTTTGATTTATTACAAGTGCCAAAAAGTTTTGGAAATTACTAATGGGTGGCAATAATGCTGCCTTAAATATCGGCTTAGTATAACGGTATTATAGCGGCCTCCAAATCCGAAGATAGAGTTTCGACTACTCTAGCCGGTGCCAAATGAAATAGTAGAGGAGAAAATATTGTTTTTCTTCTCTTTTTTATTGACAATAAGCAAAAAATATAATAAAATATAATTGTAAAAAAGAAATAGAAAAATAGGAAAGTAGAGGAACAAAAAATGATAGTATATGTATTAACACATTGTGCGGCAGAAGAAAATTATACACCAGAAGTTTTTACAGATGTAGAAAAAGCTTATAAGAGATTAAAAAAAGTATATGAAGATTGTATAGAGGATGACGAGTCCGTAGTTTCATGCGATCTTTATGATACATCAGCGTGTATTGTATATGTAGATGATAGTTATGATAAGTTAGATATTTTTTCAGTTGAGGTAGAATAATGAGTAGTTTAAATTTTGATTTTGAAAAGAAATTATTAAATTTTATAGAAAAGAATTGTAATTGCAATTTTAAAGTTGAAATTATTAAAGACGCATCCGGAGTGCATATTCAAAATGCAGTAGATAAAGCCGCAATTTATAAAGAATTAGAAAATATTGACGATATGTTAATAGAAATGAGTGGATATGATAGAGAGACTGAACAAATTGATTTAGAAGATAATATCACTTTAGCTTGTGATAATATAAGAGATTTATTGGAAGGAGAATAAAAATGTTAATATTCGCATGGATTTTATGGAGTTTATATGTTTTAGGTTTTACTACTATTTTAGCAATATGGGTTGGAGCAATGTGTGCATTAAATGATAGCAGAGAGGTTCATATAAATATTAACTTACTATCAGTTTTAATGAATATCGCAGTATTCGTGTTCTTAAGTATATACTTGTTCGCATAATTATAGATGTAAAGAAGAAAATGTTGATTTTTCTTCTTTTTTTATTGACAAAACGTGAAATTTGACTTATAATAATAATGTAAATAAAGATAAGGAAAGTAGGTAGTAACTATGAATAATGTGGTTGAATTGAAAGCAAAAGCTTTTGACTTAATTGATATTAAAAATGTAGATATTAAATTATTAAAGTGGGCATATCCTAGTGTAGAAGCTTATAATGTTAAGGTAAGAGTAGAAAAAGATTATTGGTGGAGAGAGGAATTAACAAAAGAAGAATTTGAATTTCTCGGTAGAATGGTAGGTGCTGAATAATGAATAATTTATGGTTTGAATTTTTAGTTGATAAATTCGTAACAGACGAAACTGATATTCGTTGTTGCGGCTCTTGTCAAGGCGGATGTGTTAATCCTGCAATTTGTGCTTTTATCTGTTGCGGAATTCCAGTTGAAAAGTTTAAAGAATATGTTAAAAAAGATATTGATAAATTAAGACAAGAATTTCGTGAGAAGAATGATTTGTAATAATATCTAAAGAAAGCTGGTAAAAATTATGAAATATAAAATTTATAGAGGATTTGACGATTGGTATGAGTTATATGAAAAATATGAACATGCCGATTTTGATGATAATTTAGAAAGAAAAGCTTTTAGAGAAGAATTTGAAACAATTAGTATGTCTATGTGGCATCATTATATAAATCTTGCAAGTAATGACATTGAAAAACAACAAGAACTTGCAGAAGCACTAGCTGAGATGTGGTGTTCTGGTATAGGTTGTGATTCAATAAAAGGTGCTTATGAAGATGCATTGGACTATCTACGCTACGCAAGCGATAGAATGAATATAAATAGATGGATGCGTATTCGTATTTTATTAAATTATGATGTTGAATAAAATATTTAGAAAGGGAATGAAAAGATGCAACTAGAATTATATGGTTTTGAAATAAAAATAAAATCTTATTTTACTATCACTATTGATGGTCTTTATTTAACTGGCAATATAACATTTGTTGATATCTTTGATATACCAATGTATTTAACTAAATATATTGTAGACATTCCTGATATTTTATTATTTAATGATTATAATGAAGCTTTAAGATGTGAATATGAAATGCTTAAAAGACATTATTTATTAAGAAAAAATTGTAGTGTTAAAATTGTTGAAATAAATAAAGCGGAGGTAGTTAGATATGATAGATAAAGCGTTAGATAAGTTTAAACAAATAAACCAAATAAATCCTAATGAAGCATTAGAATGTCTTAAAAGTATAGAAGAACATTGTAAAAGTGATTATGAATATTGTATTAGTTGTTATGATTATGAAAAAGAGTTGTCTACTATTAAACAAGCATTAATTAAAGCACAAGAGTTAAAAAGTGAAAATAATGCTTTACTTGGTGAAAATAATGCTTTACTTGAAGAAAATAATAATTTATATGTTGAATTAACATTTTCTGATAAGCAGCATAAAGAGTTAATAGAAAACACAAAACAATATAAAAAGATGCTTGAGATTATTAAAGAAAAAGATGTTGATATTTATATTTTACAAAAATGCAAAACAGTTGATGAATATAACTCTAAAATTGTTCATATTGTTGGAGAAACTAGAGAACTTGCCGAAGAAGAATTCAAATTATTAAAGGAATGGTTAAAATAATGAAAAAATTAACAAAACTAACTAAATAAGATACTTGGGAATTATTTGATAGATGGATTTTTATGGACATATCACATTTTACAGGCGACGTTGAAGATAATTGTCTAACTGATGATGATGGCTATGGTCATTATATTTATGCCGATAATTGTAATCTATATGTTAATAAAGAAGAGTGCGCGGACTTACATAAATTAGCTAATTATGGTTTTCATAGATTAGAAGAATTTATTGAACTAATGTCAAATGAAAAATATTATCTTATAGGTGTATTTTGGTATAATAAATAAGGAGTGAATAATATGATAAAATTAAATGTAAAAGGTCATAATGATATGTGTGGTGGATATTCATATTCTGGACAAGTGTCATTTGATGGAAAAACTGTTAAAGAAGTATTAGACGAAATTAGAGAATATGCAAAAGATCAAGATGCAAAATATCTAGGAGATGGTTTTGGCAATCCTGAAAGTGGAGGTTGTGATGCTTGGTGTATTAAAATAGATGATGTAGTTTATTGGAATGGTTGGGTGCCACAATCTTGGGTAAAATATGGTGTTTACGACCATAGTTTAGATAATCTTATTGTAAAAGATGTTCGAGTACACGGTGGTTGGTATTGTTTTTATGATTTTGAAATAATTACAAATAAATAGTAAAATGCAATTAATTAGTTTATTCTACTTGACAGAACGTAAAAAATGTAATATAATATTTGTAATAGGAGTGGTGTAATATGAAAAAACTGCAAATTTTAATTCCACATTACAAAGAAGATTTTAGTATAATCAAGCCTTTATTGGATTCTATAAATATTCAACAGAATATTAATTTTGATGATATTGGAGTTATTATTGTAAATGATGGTAATGAGGTTATTATAGATAAAAATAATTTTAATAATTATAATTATGAAATACAATATTATATAAATGAACATAAAGGTGTGTCCGCAACAAGAAACGCTTGTTTAGATAAAGCAGAAGCAGAATATGTTATGTTCTGTGATTGTGATGATATGTTCTCTAATATTTGTGGATTATGGTGTATATTTAGAGAAATGAATACTAAAAATTCTAATGAAGAAAATGTAGGTTTCGATGTATTAGTTTCAGTATTTATGCAAGAAAGCCATGACCCTAAAACTAATACAATAACTTACATAAATCGCGGCGACAAAGATAAAGATGGTTTGGATTCTGTATTTGTTCATGGCAAAGCTTATCGTAGACAATATTTATTAGACAACAATATAAGATGGTGTGAAAAATTAACAATTCACGAAGATAGTTATTTTAACTGTCTTTGCCAAACTCTAACTAAAAATATTAAGTATATTTCTACTCCATTTTATCTGTGGAAATGGCGTGGTGAATCTGTTTGTAGAAGTGATGAGAAGTATATATTAAAAACCTATACTAATTTATTAGATAGTTCAGATGCATTAGTAGAACAATTTATATTAAGAAAGAAGCTAGAAAATGCTCAATATAATATTACTCATATGATATACAACACTTATTTTACAATGAATACTGACGAGTGGTTAGCGGCAGAAAATAGACCTTATAGATTAAAAACTGAAAGACATTTTAAATATTACTATAATAAGTATAGTTATCTTATGAATGGAATAAAACCTGAAGTTAAAATGCAAATAATTAAAACTTTAAAAACAAACTTTTTTAATAAAGGGTTAGTTATTGAAAAATTTTCATTTGAAGATTGGATTAGATATATACAAGGATTAAAAGATGAGCAATAGATAAAAGGAGCATTAAAATGACAACAAAAGAAATATTAACAGCAATAGCGATTTTAATGGAAGAAAATTTTAATGAATATTTTGAAGATTATGATGCACAAGTTCGTCATATAGTATTAGACAATCATAAATATGATGTTTTTTCTGACGATTTAAGACTTTTTAGTGAATTACAAAATAAGCTTGAAGAATTAGATAATATAAAAATGAACAAATAATTACATAAAATATTGACAAAGCTCATAAAATGTAATATAATATATTTGTAGAAAGAGTGATAAAATGTTTGTAAAATTAAAACCAATAGATAAAAATATGGAAAAGAAAATAATAAAAAATGGCGGCGTTTTAGTAGAAGATAATTGCTACATTTTTTTAGTTGATGATAATGAAGTAATGCCGCTATTAGAGAGACTTCTTTCTATTGATGAAAATTTAGAGAAATATAATTATTGTAAAGAACCACTTTTTAGTTATTATTATGATTATAATACTCAACATTTTATCATTAAATATGAATAAAAAGAGGTGAGATAATGAGACAATTACAAGTTGTAGTTCCTAGTGCCGCAGAAGCTGAAAGAGTTAAATTTACTGCGCATTTAGTATCTATTGCATCTCGTTATGTCAGTGAAATGTATATTACAAGCGAAAGAACTAGCATTGATTTAAAATCAATAATGGGTATGATGACTATTGTTATAAACTCTGGAAAGACTTTTGATATTGAAATTACTGGAATTGATGAAGACGATGCGGCAAAAGCTATTACAGATTACTTTATTGAAGGGAGAATGTAATAATGAGTGAACAAGAAAAGCAAAGAAGACTAAAATTGGAAAATAAAATGTATATACTAAAAATAGTAGACTTAGTAATTTACATATCTATTACAATTATGCTATGTTTAAGTCTAATTTTTGATTGGTCTATGTGTAGATATATTACATGCATAATCTTCTGTTTAACTATAATTAGTGATTTAGTTGTAGAAAATTTAATATATAAAGAATATTTATACTCAAAGATAGAAGATGGTTTGAATGAAAAATAGGAAACTTTTTAATAAAAGAGTATCTAAAAGACATGTAAATCAAATTTCTAAGAATAGAACTTATGAAAATAGATTGCCTATTTTTTGGTATATATTATTTGCTATTGGAGTATTTGTGGCAATATTTATATTTATAGGCTATTGCACTACAAAATAGTGAGGAGTGATAAAATGTTTTTAGATTTAACAATATCTTCTGCTATAAGTACTGCTTTAATTTTTACTTTTTTAATAGCAAGTTTAATTTCTTTTGTGAAAAAGTAAAATTGACAATTAGTTAGAAAAATGCTATACTAATAATGCAGTGATAGAGTGATTTGTGAGTCGTGGTAGACTTAAGCAACTTAGGCTCGCGGGAGACCATCGAAAGTCGGGGGAGACTACTGATGCGTTAACAGCTAAGGCGCAGGGGTGTAACGCTGCTGCTATGTTTCGTCCTCAAGCAGACGACACTGTAGGGACTTTGTCCCTTTATTTTTTTAAGAGGTGATTTTATGGCAAGACGACAAAAATTTGATGTTAAATTACCATCAACTCAAGCTTATATATACATAATGTTTGTTCCTAAATCTCAAAAAAAGAAATGTTATGTTGGACAATCTGCAGCTGCAAATTTTTCTCGTTTAAAAACTCACTTTGATAATACCTATAATAATAGAACAGAAGATAAATCGACTGAATTGATTAGAGAATGACCATTAAAATATATAGATTTTTATTGTTATTTTGGAACTGAAAACGGATCTACTTATTTTGGTATTCCAAAAGAAGTTTTTATTGAATTTTTTCATAAATTTCGTCCTGTTGGAGGACAAAGAATTTCTAATGATGATAAAGTTTCTGCAGAAATTAGAAAAACATCAAGTGGAATAACTATAAATTTAGATTTTTTAGACGATGAAGAAGAAATATGAACTCCTTCTGTTGGTGATATTTTAAATGCGGCAGAAATTTTATGATCATGTAAAATGCAAATGCTAGGTTATGAAATGTTAAATGCGGATATGGGTGGTCAACAAATAGTATGAGAATATCAAGATTTAAATGGAGATTGAATCCCAATTACAGCAAACAAAACTACAATTAGCCAATTTACCAAAATTCTAATATCTTCATTTTTAGATAATAATACTAGAGCATTATTAAGTAGTTTGAAAAATAAAATCGATCCATTAATAGAAGAAATGTTAAATGAAAATTTTGCCGATTTAATGTCATATAGTATTGTTCATACTTTAACTAATACTCAAAATTTAATGTCTAAAGACTCTACAGTTGATTTAAGAAAAACAATTATTAGAGTTATTACAGCAATTTTTAATGGAACAGCAAAACAATATAAAGTTTTTAATTCAGATTTATATAAAGCTTTTCCTAATTTTATAAGAAAATTAATTGACACGCTTACACCTGAAGAACGACAATTATTAGGAGATGTAGATATAGCAGAAAATGTAATAGTAGATAGTCCTATTATAACAAATCTTGTTGATTCACTTGTACAAGATCTTGCCGGAAAACTTACAACAAGTCTTTTAAAATTAGATAAAAAATTATTTAAAAATAGTATAATAGACTGAACTTTTTATGTAAAAAATAATATAATCTCAGTACGTGGAAAAAATGGATATAATGAAAAGAATGATATACAACAATCTTTTACTGCATCAGTAGAACAAATGATTAATCCTAAATTTGGTTTTACAATAGAAAGTAATATTGGTTCTCTACTAAGAAGTGGTATTTCACATCCAGATTATATATTACCAGATGAAATAAAATGAAATTGAACAGTAAATAGATTTAATAAAATTATTTCAAGAGTAAAAGATGAAACAAAAGGATTAGTTGCCATAAGTAATAATCCAAAACAAGCTTCTGAATTAGCATTGTTAGATGGAAATTATGCCTTATTGCCTAAAAAGACTGCAGAAGAAAGAGAAGATACATTAAGTGCAAGAGTTAGAAAAGAATATATGAATTACTTATCAGTAAATAATTTAATTATATCAAAATGACGAACTTTCTTTTCTAATTTATATAGTGCAGGTGATTCAAGATGGGAAGTAACGACCATAGAAGAAGGAGATATCGCTTTTTTAAAGAATGATACTATAATAAAGCAAATAAGTGTAGATCCAGTTAAAATAGGATTCTTTATTGATGATAAAAGTACTTTCTTTATATCAGGTTCTAATTCTTTAAAGAAAGCCTATGTTATTTTTTAAAATTTTTAACATATTATTGAAAAATTTTCTTGACTTTTTCTAAAAAAAATATCATAATATTATTGGTATTAAGGAAGTGATAATATTGAAAGCAAAGAATTTAATTAAAATTTTAAATCGTGAAAAGAACGCTGAAATAACAATTTGCGGAAAACCAATAAGCGGCTTCAATATTACTTACTCTTGTGATTCAAATGGTGAATGGTATATTAATTTAGAGCCAAAGCAACCTGTTGAAGAACAAAAAAATATTGAAAATTAATCAAAAACTTCTTGACAATACAGAAAAAATTTTATATAATAATAATGTAAATAAGAAAGAAAAAATATTTTGACCTAGGCAAGTCATTAAACTGCTAGATATTAGCATACTCACGAAGCCTCTGTTAATATTGGGAAAATGATAGTCGTTCCTTAAAGTATTATCAAGTGCGCACACGGACGGAAAATATAGTGAAATTACTATATCAACCACAAAAAGAACAAAATTAAGAAAAAGGATGTATTCACAAATGGAAGACGTAAAAAAATCAAACAAGGCAACTGAAATTAAGTACACTGAAAATGAATTAGCTGCTATCGCAGTATTAGAAGCTAATGCTAACGGCATCGACAATGCTAAAACTTACTCTGAATTAGGTTTAACTTCTGCAGTTTTAACTTCATTAGTTAAGAAGGCTACTGATGAAAGACCAATGGCTGAAGGATTTACTAGAGCTAACGTTTGCAAGGTAGATGTTGAAAGAACAATCACTGAAGTTAAGGGATTCAAAGGTTATTATATTGACTAATTAGTTTTTGAAACTAATTATCCTGTTTATCAAATAGATTAGTAAGAGTTGACACTTTTTACAAGTCAACTCTTCATTACATCTATTAAATTCAATAAATTTTTAAGTTGCAAGGGAGAAAAGATGGAAGAAGTAAAACAATCACTTGCTTTTAAAGATTTCTTACATAAGTTAGAAAATAAATCATTAGAAGTAAAAGAAAAAACTAATGGTACAGCAACAATTCAACAGACAACACGTAATCAACTTCGTGAAGAAGGTGTTGCCGCATTACTAGAAGATTTAAGTGCTTTATATGGCGATGAATTCGATATCGTTGAGACAGCTGATGGAATTTGCTTTGTAGCGGAAAACGAAGAAAGTAATATCACAATCACGTGAGAACTTAAATCAACAATTAAATCTATTGATTACGACCCATTTTTAGAGGCCGATCGATATGACGAAATGCGTGCTGAAAAGACTGCGAAAAAAGAAGCCAGAGAAAAAGAAAAGGCTAATAAAGAAGAGCTTGTAAGAATTAAAAGAGCGCAAAAGTTGGCTGAAATTGAAGCTAAAAAGAATAGTTAAAAAATACCTACATATGATAAATATGTAGGTTTTTTATTTTTGATTTTATTTACAAAAGTAAGGAATATAAAATGTTTTTTCTAATAATGAAAGATAAAGTGATATTAATTTTTGAAAAGCATAGGAACATATACTATATTATTTATAGAAGAAAAGGAAATATAGGCACGCAACTCCACCATTTTATTCGTATGTAGTTATTTTAGTTGGCTGCATAAGTCCTTTTCTTCTTTAATTTTAATAGTAGTTTTGGAGTGGTATAATGGCTAAAAATAGCAGAACAGAAACAAAATTCGATTTCAACAAAGAACAAAAAGAACTTTCACGACTTATTTTAGAAAGAAATGATGAAGGAAAAGTTATCTTTTGCGAAGGTAGAGCTGGAACAGGAAAAAACTTTACTACAATATGAAGTTGTATAAAGAAGAAAGAAGATTTACAACATATCAATCTATATTATACTCGTGCTGTAGTTGGTGTAGATGATGAAGAGTTAGGATTTTTACCAGGTGAAGTTGATGATAAATTCAGTCAATATATTTATCCATTACTAGATAATTTAGCCGCAATAGTAAGAATTTCTGATGGTGTCTATAATGTAAATAGTTTAAAATCTATGTGACAAGCGGCGCCAATTGCATTTTTAAGAGGACGAACTTTCGACCAATCAATGTTTATTATTGATGAATGTCAGAATTTAAGTTATATGCAGATAAAAACAATTTTAACAAGAATTGGTAAATACGCTACTTTTATCTTACTTGGAGATCCAACTCAAATAGATAATGTAAAACAACAAAAATTAAGAAAAACTCGTGGATACTGTGATTTTGAAATGGTAATGAATTTTCTTAATGAAAAAGGTGTTAATGTTGTTCATATGAAAGAAGTAAAAAGAAGTGGTATGGCTGGTCAATTAAATGATTGGTTTGAAGAATTAGAACAGCAACAAAAATCATAAAAAGAGAATAATTAGATAGTGCGATTTTTGATTATTTTATTTTTATTTTTTATACTAATAATGGGTAAGAAAATAACGAGGTGGTTTAAATGGCAAAACAACTAACCGAATGACTTGATGAATTTGTTAATAATGGAGCTAATCCTAATGATGTTCCTAATTGGCCTGAAGAAAAAGGCGGATCAACTCAATCTGATTGAGGACAAACAGATTCAACTAAACCAGACTTTATAAAGAACAAGGAATTGGTAACAGATTTAATTAAATCAGATGCAGAAGGAAATGTGTATATAAATTCAGGATTTGTTAATCAATATACATTAGCTGCTGAATATGATCCTACTGTAACTTATTATGAAGCTTATATACCACTTGATCCTACAAAATTAACTGGTACTTGGGTTCCAGATGAAACTACTATACCAGTAGAATATGTAACAACCTTTACAGAAGGACAAGCCCTTATATATTCACGTAGTATATGGAAATTAGAATATATTGATAGTTTTAAACATCATGACAATTATACGATTTTAATTACTACACACTATTATGAAGATGGACAAAAGAAAACTTCATGAATGCCAATGTATTGGGATAATTGGAATATTGATAATATAGCTTTTAATGCAGAATTGCCTGAAACTTATAATTTTATACAATCTTATTTTATTAAACGTTCTGATACTCCTTTAAGTGCAGAATTGCCAACATTAGCAGATGTATTAGCATATGACCAATCTCATCCAAGTTATAGAGTTATTGAATTAACTGAACAAACATTTGTTCCTAACACTTATTATACATTACAAAATAATCCTACTTGGGTAAATGTTAAAGATTTAATAAACAATGGAAACTAGAATTTATTTTCTAGTTTTTTTATTTATAAACTAAAATTTTCTTGACAAAAGCGGAAAAAATTTTTATAATATAAATGTAAGATAAAAGAAAGGAAAGATATATATATGGAATTAAAAGACTTACTAAATTATGTAGAAGGATTAGGCTCTAATTTAACTAAGATTGAAATCAAGGTTGCGGCACAAGATGGTTCATATTTCGTTGATGAAACAAAGGAAACATATGTTTACGAAGATGAGTCAGATGCTAATGATAAGGTAGATGAAGTTCGCCAAAATCGTGGATTCAAAGGTGTAGATAAGAAAGATAAAGAAGCCAAGTGTAATAAAGATGGCGAAATGACTAAACCTGAAAGTCATACAGTAGTAGCAAAGCTATTACACTAATTAATTGAGGTGGTGATGCTATGGCATACGGTAGTTCTGGTATCTATTGTATCACAAATAGTTTAACAGGAAAAAAATATATAGGACAGACAAATAATCTAGCAAAACGTAAAGTGCAACATTTATCCGCATTAAGAACTCATGTTCACGATAATCGTTTGATGCAAGCGGACTGAGATGCAGATGCGGAAGCAGAGAAACATTTTAAGTTCGAAATTATTGAAAAATGTCCACAAAGTAAAATGAATGAACGAGAAAATTATTGAATTCAAGAATTACAAACTTGGGCACCTAATGGATATAATATAAATTGGAAACCTGTTAATCGTGAAAAAATAAAAGAAGCAAAAAAGAAAAAAGGTTATCATAAAACTCGTTAATAATTAAAATTATATGTAAGCGTGAATTTTCATCCGCTTACTTTTTAGGGGCTTAGTTTAATGGCAAAACACTGGTCTTCAAAACCAGCCGTCGGTGAAAAGTTGTAGTAGCCCATGCGGGTTCGAGTCCTGCAGCCCCTGCCATTGAGGTGTAAATTTGATTTTATGTCTCTTTTTTTGTATAATAATATTGGGTAAGAAGATTATCAAATTTAATGAGGTGACAAAATGTCTAAGAAGTTTAATGATTGGCTTGATGAATTCGTTCAACAAGGTGCAGATGCTAATGATGTAAGTAATTGGCCTGAAAATTCAAGTTCTGGTGGAAGTATCGGTTTCAAAGAAGGTTCTAAAGTAATTGTTGATTTTAGTCAATATAATTATGTAGTTTCTCATCATGGAGGAACTAATGTTACAGTAGTTTTTGAATTACATAATGTTAATGATGGTGGTATAGTCGAATACGATTCTATGATTACAGCAGCTATGGTAGTTGAAGCTAATGAGGCTGAAAATCAATTAGTCGCTTATTTTGTTGTAGATGGTGCATATTACCAAGTATTATCTAATTCAGTAGTTATCTATGAAGGAGATACTAGTAACGTTTACAATACTAGCAATTTACAAGATTTACCAACTGTAGAATTTACAATGGCTTCTGACGCTGATGGCTTAGTAGCTGTAGCTGGAATTGAAGGCGTATCAGTAGAATATTAATATGAAACAATATGACAACAAATTAGATATCACTAAGGCAGTTGTCAATTCAGAAGAAGTAATTATAAAATTAAAACAAAAATTTGGAACTCAAGGGGACATTGGTGCCCCTTGTTCTGGTTATTGGCTGCTTACTGATGGAACTCTTTTAAATTGCGGCGCTCACGGCGGTATTGACAACTTTTTAATTAAAGAAGGCTATATCATTAATTTATCAGACCATTTTACTGTTTATGATGGTAGTCAATTTATGGACTATATAAATGCTGTTCGTATCCGCAATGAAGTTCCGCATTTACATTATCCAGCTTATTTAACATTACCAGAAAATAATCTTACTTCTCAACAGTGAATCAAAGTAAGACAATGACTAGAAATCATTTTAACTAATTGTAAAACTTATCTTATTGTTGATTGTGATGGTTCTACAAAAAATTATCATAATTTTGAAGATGCTGACGCTATAGATGATATTAAAATGTGATATCGAACTAAAAATTTATAGGAGTTGATAAAATGAAATATTATGTAAGAACAACAGGAGAAAGAGATTTAAGTGCCTATTCTTTTTTAGATTATACTCCACTTTATGATTATGAACATAAACCAGTTCCTTCTTTTGTTAAACAAATGAGAATTATCTCTGAAGATGATGCTTTATTTATGGAAGATGATATTGTTTTTTGTAAAGATTTTGAGAAAAAAGTTCAAGAAGCAATTAACAAATATCCAAACAAAATTATCAACTTCTTCTTTCAACCTCTTGCATATTTATTGCCTGGCGAAGTAGAAGGTAGACGTTTTCTTTATAATCAGTGTGTCTATTACCCAAAAGGAATTGCGGCAAAAATTGCTGATGAAATGCAAAAATTGATTGATAATGGCATAAAATGGACTCAATATGACGAAATTCAAGCCGTAGCTATGAGTAATCTAGGTTTAAATTTTATCAATTATCGTCCTTGCTTAGTTCAACATATTGGAGCAAAAAGTTTATTAGGAAATAAATGGATGGCAGATGCAAAAACTATTTATTTTATTGACGATATTGAAGGTATGGATTATGATAATTGTAAATTAATGATTGAATACGGTTATCAACAATATGATAAACTAGGATTAAAATATACTAGACCAAAAGTTATATATAAGAACAAAGAAGCCAAATAATTTGGCTTTATTTTTTATTTGTTTATTTAAACTTAATATTGACAAAACTGAAAAAATTGACTACAATACTATTATAAAGGAAGTATAAGGAGTATTATAAAATGATAATTAAATGTTATAATGAAAAACATCCTTGACTATTATTCCTAGATATTGAGTTTGAACAATTAAAATTAGTGCAATTCTCAGGTGCATTATTTAAGTGAATTGATGAAGATACTTATCAGTTAGCGACAACAATAACTCAATATATTACTACATCAATTGGAACTTATTTTCAAGATTATACAAATATTTCTCAAGATTTTATTGCAACTAATGGCATACCATTAGAAAGCTTAAAGGATTTAGTATTTGGTGAAGTTTTAAAAGATATAGATATGAATGATTTGATGATTATTAGTCATGGACTTAAAAATGATAGATTAGTATTAAAAGAAAATGGAATAAACTTTAATTTTTTTACTACATCTGATAATAAAATCAAGCCTATTGATGGATATTGTACTTTCAATAATGCAAAAAGAATTCTCAATAGAGAAAAGAAATTAAAACTTGAAGACCTTGCGGAAGAAGCCGGCTATTATTTGAATTGCGCTCATAATGCATATAATGATATGTGGGCTACTATTTCTGTATTTACATTCTTAAAAAAATTAGATTATGAAAGGAAGATGTTGAAGAATGAAGGTAATTAATTTAAGTGATTTAAAAATTGAAAATTTAGAAGGAGAATGCATTAATCTTGTAATGAATATCGAGTATCCTAATCTTGATGAAGGTGTTATTGATATATATAAGAGTATTTACAATGTATTACGTAGAAATTTTGAAGAGTATATAAACGAAGGTGTCTTTAATAAGCCAGTGTTGTTTCAAATTATTGTAAATAATTGCGGCGACAAACTTGATGAATATGATATAAAATCTGTTGTAGATATGATTTTAAGTTCATTTAATATGCTTCTTGTAGAAAAAGAAAGAAGAAAAAGAGATTACCGTTTTGGATTAACATATATTCCTGATTTTAATAATATAAAAGATACACAACTTCATATTATGAAAATGATAAATTATAAAACTAAAGTTGATACTTTTAACTTAGTAATTAAATTTGAAACAGAAGGAACAGAAAAAGTGTATTATTATAATTTGATTGATTAGGCGGTGAAATAATGGATAAAGCGCAAAGATTTATGCGACATCTTGATATTTATACTGATGGTGCTTGTTCATCAAAGACTGAGATGGGTGGCTGAGCATTAGTTATTGTTGAGAACGATGAAGTTATCGGAACTAAAAGTGGTTATGAGCCATATTCAACAAATAATAGAATGGAATTAAGTGCAATTTTAACCGCATTGAGAATTGCGAACGAAGTTGAATCATCAAGAGTTGAAATAACAATCATAACTGATTCCGCTTACTGTTGTAATGCTTTCTTACAAAAATGGTATGTAAATTGGTTAAATAATGGTTGGAAAACTGCGGATAAAAAAGATGTTAAAAATCAAGATTTATGGAGTGAAGCAATTGCATTATATATAAAAAATAGAGATATTCATAATATCACTTTTGAAAAAGTAAAAGGTCATAATGGACAAAAATATAATGAAATGGTTGATAAACTTGCAGTAGAAAAAAGAAAAGAATTAGAGGTATAAAATGAAGATATTAGTTTTAGTACCAAACAATATTACAAATTTAGAATATTGTATGCAAATATGGGAAAAATTACGCCCAGAACTACAAGAAAAAAGTTTTTGTATTCCTATGTATATACAATATTTAGTTGAAACTGGTCAAGCAAAAGACCAAACTGAAGCATTCTTTTATGCTATGCGTTGTGCTGAAATGCTTTATAAAAACACAACTAAAGACGATATGATGATAATTTTTGGTAATATGAATAAAAATTATAAATTTGATACTATATTCAATTTCCAAAATAACACTTATGATAAATATAAAGATTATTTTATTGAAGCATTAAATGAAGTTATCAAACCAGATGGTGATGATGATTCAGCTTATAAATTATTATCTCAATATACAACGAATTTACATGAGGCAAGTGAAAGTTCATTAGTATTAATGAATATTGACGCCGCTTGCGATTTCTTAAATTCATATACAAAGACAAATATAGATAAAACATTAAATGAATTAAGAACTAATTATTTAAATAAATTAGACGAAATTAATAAAGAAGGTAAAGCTACTATTGAAGCAAAGAAGGTAATAAATAATGGCAGACTTAACTAGAGTAACTACTAAAAAACCTGACCTAGACAAACTTGATGACACACAAAGATTACCAGTAGAAGATGTAGTAAATGAAGATGCAAAAAATATTTTAATTCGAGCATCTGCTGGGTCAGGAAAAACTTTAACACTTACTATGGCTATTGGAAATTATAGATATGAATATATAAATGACTCTATTGTAGCAATTACATTCACTCGTGCAGCAAAAGCTGAAATGGAAAATCGTTTACGCTCAATGGGAATTTATGATGTTGATGTAGCAACTATTCACTCTTGGGCAAAAACAAGATTAGATAAGTTTGCGAAACAATATAATATTGAATTAGCAATAATACAAGAGCCTGAAATTAAGAAAATTCTAAAAGAAAAAATAATTCCTGAATATTTAAAAACTCATAAATCAATTAGAACAATTAATGTTGAAATTCTTCATAGTTTTATTGCGGGAGCAAAGAATATGGATGTAAGCGATAATTATAAGAAGACTCTTATGGCTCTTGAAGAAAGATATAAAGCTTACAAAAAAGAAAATGGGTTATATGATTTTGGAGATTATCCTAAATATTTACTTGATATAATGCTACAATATGATGAGTATATTTATGATATTGATGCATTATTTGTAGATGAATTCCAAGATGTAGACCCAGACCAATTTGATGTATTTACAAGAGTAGATACAAAGAAAAAATTTTATATTGGTGATTCTAAACAATCTATCTATCAATTTCGTTCCGCAGATGGAAAAGCATTTGATAAATTAGAAGATTTTAAAGAATATAATTTACAATATAATTATCGTAGTTATCAAGTTATAATTGATTTTGCTACTGAATTTTATATAAATATAAGAGAAGCAGTAGAGTATGGTGATGAAGTAAATATTACAAACTTTGTTCCTACTGGAGAAAATAATGGACTTGTAACTTGTAGTAGAGGAAAAGGCGGCGAAATTTACGTAATAACCGAAGATTTATGGGGCGGTTACTTTTCATGTGATAAATACACAGAAGATTCCTCTTGTTTAGTTGAACCAAGTCAGGCTTTTAAATATTTTATGAGTTTAAAACCAATAATATTATGTAGAACGAATAAACAAGTTCGTGAATTATGTGCAAGCGGACTTAATGCAACTACAATACATCAAGCTAAAGGGCTAGAATATAAAAATGTATTAGTAGTAGATTTTAATATAGGAACAGAAGAAGATTTAAATATTGCTTATGTTGGATTGACAAGAGCAGAAGATAAATTAATGATTATACAATATAAAAGTTTATTAGAATTATTGCAAATAAATTATAAAAAATCATTATTATAAGAGGTGATGTCTATGGACTTAACACATACTTACCATGACATAAATAAGCCTTTATTACATTATAAACGAAAAGTATGATATAATGATAGTAAAGGAATAAATAAATTAAGTGAATTAGCAGAAATTCTTGGATTAGAGTCTTTAATAGTTTGTGGCGAAAAAGACGATGAAAGTGATATTGCTATTATAAGAACAAATAATGCTGGTGATGGTTTAATATTAGAGAATTGTCATCTTGAGTTAGAAATAAAAGAAGTTTATGAAAGTATGGTTTTTAAAGATAATGAAGGACATAAGACTTCTTTTAGACGAGGTGAAAAAAATGTCATATAGTAATAATTGAAAAATAAGTGGCGTTGCTGGTTTAACTTCTTTAAAAAATTGTTATAAAAGTAATGGTGATCCAATTTTACAGCGTGTTGGATGTCCACGTCAAAACACATCTCATACAATGATTGATACTCCTGAACATATAATAACAGATGATGGTCCAATAAAGAGTCATACAGATTTTAGATATTATGTAATTCCAAATTATCAAATCAATAATAAAAATATTGGAGCTTATGGACATACAAATTTAAATAAACAGCAAACAGATGCGAATTATATTTATGGTAGAGATGTTAAGTATAAGGATTCTGATCATGAGTATGATAGTGCAATAAAATGAAATTATGATTATATTCCATTAGTTATGTTTGATAATTTAACTCAAATGAATGATAGCGATGTAAGTGTTGCACAAAACAACGCTAATGGCGCAATAAGAATGACAGTTAATAACGAAACACTTCTATGTTTAATACCTAGTACTTTCTATTCACTTTACAAAATTGAAGAACAATTAACAATAACAAGTAGCGATATTCATGTTTCAACCCAATTATATACTCCTTTTACAACAAATTATAGTTCAACTTATGATTATTGTTTAGGTTATAATACAACATATGGCACATTATCTAAAGAGAGTTTTAGTTTTACTAGGTATTGTGATATTGGTTTTTTTGTAAAATATGAATATATTTTCAAAACAGATTTGCCTCAATTAAGTTATAATTTATATTATGGTAATAATATAGATACTTCTACTTGAAAAAATAATTTATTTAGTTGAAATAATAAAAAATCTGTTTACAGTATTGGTCGAGGTGATAATAGTACATATACATCAGAATTAAACTTTAAATGAGGTGGTAATTTCTGAAATAATGGTCAGTGAACTACTAGAAATGATGGTTTTGAATATATGCCCCACTGAGATAACGGTATGAAAAACTTTTTATACTTATACGAAGGAAGCGGAACAGAAAGTGATATAGTAAGAATAAAACACAGTTGAAATGGTCGTGGATATAGTAAAAACTGGAGATATCTTGAACCAGGTACTAACAATTATTTTGCTCATGGCTTCATTGTAACTCAAGATATTTTTATTATTGCTCCATCATATAAATGATTATTTTCAGCACCAGATGAAATATATAAATATAATGGTACAAGCTTTAATGAAATAGGTGAAATAAATGGAGCTTCAGTTAAAGAAACAAAAATTTTAGAAGCTAGACAATTTAATTATAGTGGTAGTCAGACAAGTGTAAAAAATCCTTCAACGTACACTTATACCGTAGCTTCTCTTGGTGGTTATGCTGATAGAATTCGTACTACTTATTATGAAGAAAATATTGCAAATAACTATTTCGCTTTTAATTATGGAACAAAAGGTTTTGAGAAGAGTTCATATATCAATGAATCTGTACCTATTGCAACTGGTTTTTATGATTATAGTAGTGTTTTAGATATTCCTTTTCCTTATGATAATACATCAAATTCTAGTATATTAGATATAAAAATATCTGATTTTATTCAATCTTCTACTTTATATACAAAATCAAAAGACAATTCAAATAAATGATTAAAATGGAGTGGAACACCTTTTTGTGGTTTTTATGATGAATATAATAAATATAGGTATGGTGTTGCATACCCTAGTAGTACTAACACAGGTTTATTATATATAAATTTTTATAATCATCATTTAATGTTAGATCCATCAATTCATTTAGCCGCAAAATCTAGTAAACGCAATCGTTTTGCTTGAGTTGCTTTTATGACAGAACCTATCTGACTTGAATATGCTAACGGTGCTGGTCAATATGCATTAAGACATAAATTTAATAATTTAGATGCAGAACAACCATTAGTAGTTGATATAGCCATTGATTTTAATGGAGATATTAGAACTGTACGTGTTGATTTTAGTAAAAGCTATTACAATATTCAAAGAGATATACAAGAAAGAGCTTTACCTAATGGAGAAATGATATACGTAGGCTTAAATTATATAAATGTAAAAAATTCTTCTGGTAATTTTATTGGTTTTGAAACAGGATATGCTTCAATAGCTGGAATTAATTGATGACATTCTCCTATAAGCATAGAGTCTGGACAATATCTTTATGAGCCATATTATAACATAGAAGTAGATGATGGACCTTATACAAATGCTTATAAAATAAGTGGAAATGCTACTAAAATTAAATGTACAATTACAAGAGAAAGTGGAGAAGTAATAAGTATCAAAAAAGATTTAACTATTACTCCATCTGATCCAGTTGTAGTATTAGATGCTTATAGTGAACATGTTGGAAGCTATTATTACAGTTATACAGTATTCTGTTTTGTTGATACAGCAAATAATCAATTGTGAATTTATGGTCGTGAAGATGACTCAGATGGACCTAGTGATTGAGAGACTGAATTTACAGTTCAATTTTCAGACTTACAAATTATCTAATAAAATAAGACTCATATTGAGTCTTTTTATTTTATACAAAAAAATCTCAAAAAAATTTGACAAAAGCAATAAAAATTATTATACTAATAATAGTAAAGAATTGACAAAAAGAAAGAAGGAATAAGAATGTTTATAGAATTTCACGACCCTAATCCAATAGTAATTAATGTAGATAATATACAAGGTTTTTGGTATGATGAAGAATTTGATTGCACTTGCATTGCAATGGTAGACGATTATGAATTTAGAGTTACAGAGAGTTATCAAGAAGTAATAGATAAAATTACAAAAGCATTAAGTTATAGATAAGAAAGGAAATAATAATGAGAACAATAGAAGACTTTGCGATGATGGAGCCTATGCGTTATTATGATAACCCAGAGCCAACTACGCCATCAGCAATACAAAAACGTCAAGATATGATAGATAATAAAGATAATAAATATATTGCTACTGAAAAACATGATGGTGATTGGGGAATGTTTATTCATTACTCAAAAGGCAACAATTTAATCCGCAGCCGTAGTATTAGTAAGGTTACAGGTAAATATGGAGATTTAACTGCTAAACTACCACATCTTGCGGCAGAAATGGATGAATGGCCAGATAATAGTGTTGTGTTAGCGGAAATTTGTTGGGAACAATATGGAACTAACGCTAATACAGTAGGAACAATATTAAGATGTTTACCACCAAAGGCAGTAGAAAGACAAAAAGAAAATAAATTATATGGTTTAGTGTTTGATATATTAATGTGGGACAATAAGGATTTAACCGATTGGCCTTATCACGATAGACTATATTATACTGATAACTTTCACGTAGAAAGAGGATACCCCGCTCATTATTTTAAACCAACTGACATCTTTTGGGAAAACTTTGCCGAAGAGGCAGACAGAATTATATCAGCAGGTGGAGAAGGATTAGTTATTCAATTAAAGAGTAATAAGTATGCGCCAGGTACTAGAACTGCTTGGAATACATTAAAAATGAAGCAAAGTTTGCCGCATATGGATTTAAAAGTGGTATCAACAATAGAGCCTAATAAATTATATGATGGAGATTTACCTGAAACTTGGCCTTATCTTGAAGTTACATTGAGTTGTATTGATAGTAATGGTTGGTATGATAAAAAAGTGTTAGCAAATAGAAATGATTATGACCCAAGTGACGACCATTTATGTAAACATGTAGATTTGGTTACTAAGCCATATTATATGGGTTGGAAGAATGGTGTAAATGTAGATTTTAATGGTGTAACTGTTTCTGTCACTTCTGGTTTAACAGATGAAGATAGAGAATGGCTCGCAACAGAGCAAGCGGCGCAAATGATTGCTAATGGAGAACTTTTTGCTGAGATTAAAGCAATGAGCGTTAATAGTCAAAATAGTTTGAGACACCCTTGTTTAGTGCGTTTAAGAAATGATGTATTTAAGGATTAGTATTCAAATTTGTTTTTTAAATAAAAACATATTATAATATTTCTAAAGCTGGATATTGAGAGCTTTTGGAGTTGATAAATGTGTTAGTATTCAAAGGTGATTTTTCGACTCTTGTAAAAATGGGATATCATACAGATGCATATTGTACATATTTTTTCAAAACCGTTGAGAAATGAGGAGGAGTATTTATTAATACGAAAACTCGTGAAATATCAATAGAAGGCTGTAGTGATTCAAGTCCAAATATAATACAAGAATTAGAAAATTTAAAAGAATATATAGAAAAAAAGGAAGATGATAAATAATGAAAAAGAATGATATTGTAAATCATCCATCACACTATACAGATGGAAAAATTGAAGTAATTGATTTTATTGAAGATAAGCAATTAGGTTTTTGTTTAGGAAATGCTGTAAAATATATTTCAAGAGCAGGTAAGAAATATAAAGATAAAGAGATTGAAGACCTAGAAAAAGCAATTTGGTATATTAAACGCCGCATTAAAGAACTAAAAGATAATGAACAAAATTCGATAGATGAGTCAGAACAAGTTGACATCCATAGTTTAACAAATGAAGATATAAATAAATTAAAACAAGAATACGATAAACAAATTGAAGAAGATAAGATATGGAATCCTTTCTATAAAACTCTTCATAATATAGACCCAACTTATACTCGTGAAGAATTTGAAAAAGATTTAGAAAAAGCAAAAAAGTTTACTGAAACAGAAATGTCTACTCTAATGGATTTTTCAAAAATTTTAAAGTAATTCGTATTTTAACGGCGTTGAGCCGTTTTTTAAACTTGAGCAATGAATATGCAAACCATTCTAGCATATTTAACTCTTATACAGAAGGTGATTAAAGGATGGGACAACAAGTAAAAACAAAAAAGATTAGAAAAAGAAATGGCAGTGAACAAGCATTTGATATCAATAAGGTAAAAAATGCTATAAAGAAAGCTAACGACTCTGTTGAAGAAGAATACAGATTAAATGAGCCTACTTTTAACAGTGTCATTAATACATTGATAGGAATATTAAATAGATATTCTGTTATTGATGTAGAAACAGTGCAAGATTTTGTAGAAAAAACACTTATGAAATATAATTGTTATCATGTTGCAAAATCATATGTATTGTATCGAGAAGAAAGAAAGAAAAGCAAACTCTTAAATGATGATGAGGAAAAAATTGTATCTATTTGTAATACAACAAACGAAGATGTAAGCGGCGATAATGCAAACAAAAGACCTACACAAAATAATACTATGCGTGACTATATTGCTGGTGTAGAGTGTAAATCAATTGCACGTAAAACTTTACCAAAGGATATTATTCAAGCGCATGATGCAGGTTTAATTCATTATCACGATATGGATTATGCACCAGTACAACCAATGAGTAACTGTTGTTTAGTTAACACTTTTGATATGATAACAAATGGTTTTCAAATGGGTGATGCAAAAATTGAGCCACCTCATACTTTCTCAACAGGAGAAAATTTAATGGCACAAACTGCATTACATATTAGTAGTACTCAATATGGTGGACAAACACACTCTGTTGCCGCATTAGCTCACTTAGTTGAAAAAACAAGACAAAAGGCAAGACAAAAATATCAAGGATACACAAGTTTATCTGAAGAAGATAGACAATTATTGGTAGAGCAAGATGTATATGAAGATATTAAAAAAGGCGTTCAAACTTTCCAATATCAAGTAATTACAATGAGTTCTGCAAATGGTCAAACTCCTTTTATTTCTCTTGTTTTAAATTTAGCTGAAGCGATGACAGTAGAAGAAAGAAGAGATTTAGCCGCAATCATTGAAGAAGTATTAATTCAAAGAAAACAAGGTATTAAAAATAATCAAGGCAAATGGATTGGACCTTTATTTCCAAAACTATTGTACTTTATGTGTGATGGTTTAAATGTTGAACCAACTGACCCTTACTATTATTTAACTGAACTTTCAGCAGAATGCGAAGTAACTCGTATGCAACCTGATATTGTTAGTGAAAAGAAAAGCCGTGAAGCAAAAGAAGGATTAATGGTACCAAGTATGGGTTGTCGTAGTTTCTTAACTCCATATTGGAAGAAAATAACTTACACACAGCGTCGCGGCGAAAAAGGATTCATTCACGCAGAATTAAATAGTATTAAGACACTTGGTTTAAATGCAGAATTTTTAGATGAACCTGACAAAAACACTTTGTGTAAAAGTTTAAATCCACTTACTGCCGACGAGATATTAAATGCCGTAATAAATAAATATAAACCAACTATCGCCGCAACCGATGTTGATAATTATTATCATATACAATTACCTGAACATTTAGTTATTTATAATTATTTAGGTAATACTGGTTGGATAGATGAATTTGTTTGGAATAATAAAGAAATTAATATTGTATGCCACGAACCAAAAACATATGGACGTTGGAATCAAGGTGTTGTTACAATTAATTTACCTTGGATTGCATTAGAATCAATAGAACAAGAAAGAAATTTCTTTGATGTATTAAGAGAACGTTCTGAATTAGTAAGAAAAGCATTACAAACAAGACATCAAAGATGCCGCGAAATTCGTGCAGAAAATGCGCCAGTGTTATGGATGTATGGAGCAATTTCTCGTTTACAACCAAAAGATGATTTAAGTAGTATGTTAGATGATGTAGATTATACAACAATTTCTTATGGTTATGTAGGATTATATGAAACTTGTATGGCTTTAATTGGAAAATCAAATACTACTGAAGAAGGACAAAAGTTATCTATTTTAATATTAAATTTTATAAATGATTTATTAGCTAAGTGGAAAAAAGAAGATGGTATTCCTTATTCTATTTATGGAACTCCTGAAGAACAAACTACTGAAAAATTCGCAAAAGCATTAAAGAAAAGATTTATTGAATTTGGAGAAGTAAAAGGAGTAACAGACCACGATTACGTAACAAATAGCTACCACGTAAATCCTGCCGAAAAAATCAATGCTTTTGATAAACTACGTATTGAAGGTAAATTCTTACAATTAAGTAAGGGTGGTGCTGTTAGTTATGTTGAATGTTCTAATGAATTAGATAGAAATTTAGCAGCTATCACAACATTATTTAAGTATATGTATGAAAATATATTATATAGTGAATTAAACTTCACAAATGAAGACTATTGTGATAATTGCGGTTACTATGGCGAATTAATATTAGACAATACTTTAAATGGTAAATTCTTATTCCATTGTCCAAAATGCGGATGTCACGATGCTACAAAGCTACATGCAAGACGTAGATTATGTGGTTATTTAGGCGAAGTTGCAAATGGTATTGGTCCAGATAGTCCTAATGCAAATCAAGGACGTTTAGCGGATATATTTGCAAGAGTAAAACATATTTAGTAATGGAGGTATGGTTATGAATTATATTAAAATTACTGAATGTGATACAATGAATGGTATAGGAGTAGGCATCGTGCTATGAGTTAGTGGATGCAGATGTAAATGTGAAGGTTGTTACAATCAAGAGTCTTGAGATTTTTGTGCAGGGCAACTTTTCACAAAAGAAACCGAAGAATATATAATTAACTTATTAAAAGAAAAGCCTTATTATACAAGAATAACTCTTTCTGGTGGACATCCATTTGAGCCAGAGAATGAACAAGCTTGTGAAGAATTGTGCGGCAAAATCAAACAAGAATGCCCTAACGTAAAAATTTGGGCTTATAGTGGTTTTTATTGGGATAAAATTAAAAATAGTCCAATAATGAAATATGTCGATATTTTAGTCGATGGACCATTTATTGCCGCGCTATACAACGCAGACTTGAAATGGCGTGGAAGTTCTAATCAATCTGTTATTGATGTTCAAAAGACTATAAAACAAAATGAGATTGTAATTGCGGAGGAGTTGATATAATGAGTCAAAGAGTAGATAATTTAATAAATATGTTAGATGGATATGTCGGTGATGGTGGTTTTCATCTTAATGTAAATGTTTTTAATAGAGATACTTTATTAGATGCACAAGCACATCCTGAAAAATATCCTCAATTAACAATAAGAGTTAGTGGTTATGCTGTAAATTTCATAAAATTAACAAAAGAACAACAAGATGAAGTAATAAGTAGAACCATTCACGAATCTATGTAGGAGGTATTCTTATGTGGAATAAAGAATGGGAAGGATTTATTGCGGGAAAATGAAGTAATGATGAAATAGATGTTAGAGATTTTATTCAATTAAACTATCAACCATATGAGGGTGACGCCGCCTTTTTGGAAGGTCCGACAGATGCAACACAAACTTTATGAAAACAAATTCGTGAATTGCAACAAAAGGAACTTAAAAATGGTGGAGTTCTTCATGCTGATACAGACATCATTTCTACTATTGATAGCCATAATCCTGGCTACATAAATAAAGGATTAGAAAAAATCGTTGGTTTACAAACTGACCAACCTTTTAAACGAGCTTTAATGCCTTTTGGTGGTATTCGTATGGCTCGTCAAGCGTGTGAAATGTATGGATATGAAGTAAGTGACAGAGTTAATGATATTTTTAAATATCGTAAAACTCATAATGACGGAGTGTTTGATGTTTACACAGATGAAATGAGAATGGCAAGAAAATCACATATCCTAACAGGTTTACCTGATACTTATGGTAGAGGTAGAATTGTTGGAGATTATAGAAGAATTGCGTTGTATGGTGTTGATTATCTTATTCAAAAAAAGAAAGAAGATATGAATTTATTGTGCGGCGAAATGACACCTGATAAGGTAAGAGATAGAGAAGAAGTCGCCGAACAAATTAAAGCACTTAAAGCGTTAAAAAATATGGCAGCTAAATATGGTTGTGATATATCTAGACCCGCTAAAAATGCACAAGAAGCAATTCAATGGTTGTATTTTGGTTATCTTGGTGCTGTAAAAGACCAAAATGGCGCCGCAATGAGTATTGGTCGTAATAGCACATTTTTAGATATTTATATTGAAAGAGATTTAAAGAACAAAGCTTTAACAGAGCAAGCGGCGCAAGAATTAATTGATCACTTTATAATGAAGCTTCGTATAGTAAAATTTATGCGTATTCAATCATATAACGAACTATTCTCAGGCGACCCTGTATGAGTAACTGAATCTATTGGTGGTATGGGTATTGATGGTAGAACATTAGTAACTAAAACATCTTTTAGAGTTTTACATACTCTTGATAATCTCGGTCCTGCCCCTGAACCAAATTTAACTGTTTTATGGGATAAAAATTTACCTAGACATTTTAAAGAATTCTGTGCAGACTTATCTATTAGAACAAGTGCAATACAATATGAATCTGATAAATTAATGAGAGAAAAAATGGGTGATGATTACTGTATTGCTTGTTGTGTATCTTCAATGAGAGTTGGTAAAGATATGCAATTCTTTGGTGCAAGAGCTAATTTAGCAAAATGTTTATTATATGCACTAAATGGCGGAAAAGATGAATTAATGAAAGATGAAAATGGTAAACATATACAAATCGGACCTAAATTAAGAACTATTGATTCAGATGAACCATTAAATTATCAAGAAGTTATAGAAAAATATACTGATATGATGGAATGGTTAGCCGATTTATATGTTAATACATTAAATGTAATCCACTATATGCACGATAAATATTCTTATGAAGCATTAGAAATGGCATTACACGATACAAAAGTACATAGGTTCTTTGCAACAGGTATTGCAGGATTATCTTGTGCGGTTGATTCATTATCTGCAATTAAATATGCAATGGTTTATCCAATTAGAGATACAGATGGAACAATAATTGATTTCTCTATTGCTGGTGATTATCCAAAATATGGCAATAATGATGATAGAGTTGATGAAATTGCCGTTTGGTTGGTTAAAACTTTTATGAATATGATAAAGAAACATCAAACTTATAGAGATAGCGAACCAACAATGTCTATCTTAACTATAACTTCTAATGTTGTGTATGGTAAAAAGACAGGTAATACGCCTGATGGTAGACGTGAGGGTGAACCTCTTGCTCCAGGTGCAAATCCAATGCATGGTAGAGATTCACACGGAGCGTTAGCTTCATTAAGTTCAGTAGCAAAAATACCTTATGATTATGCACGAGATGGTATTTCTAATACTTTCTCAACAACACCTCAGTCATTAGGTAAGGAGGAAGATTAAAAATGTACAATTTGCAGTTAGGAGATAACTTATTTGTTGAAATAGATTGCGGAGATCTGTTCATTTATAGATATGATAATGAAAATTTATCAGTAGTAAAAGAAGTAACTAAAGATTATCTCCCACCTGTGAATGAGTATGCCGTAGAAATTATTTCTTTTCATAGTAAGCGTCATTTTCTTTTTAAACGCCAAAATGGCGCTTATTGGTGGGAAGAAATTAAATATTAGAGGTAAGAATATGAAAAAAGTAATATTATATACATTATATTGAATTTGGTCTTTCACTTGAGGAATTATTATGACATTAATAGGATTTTTCGCCGCTTGCGGTCTTGCAATCTCAGGCCATAAACCAAAACATTTAGGTCCAAATATTTATTTCGTTGTTGGTAAAAATTGAGGTGGAGTAAATTTTGGTCCATTCTTCTTAACTAGTGAGTATGGAGAAAATTCGACTAAATATCACGAATCTGGTCACGGATTGCAAAATTTAATATGAGGACCTTTATTCCCATTTGTTATAGCAATACCAAGCGCAATTAGATATTGGTATAGAGAATTAAAATATTATCGTAAAGGACAAAGTCCAAAAACTTCATATGATAGTATTTGGTTTGAAGGTCAAGCAACAAGATGAGGAAGAAAAGTTTATAGAAAGGAAAATAATTAATGATAGATAAAAGCAAAATTAAAGTAGAAATACTAAAACACCCTACTGAACAAGATTGGTTGTGGGCAAAAACTTGTACTTTAAATACAGTAGGTAAAAAGTTAAAATCTTCAACTACATCAGTAGATTTAGAATATAAACAAAAATTACTTGCTTCTGAACATAGTCCAATAAGAGAATTGTGGTTTGGTATTAAATTAACTATTCCATATTTTATTTCAGTTCATATTGTTCGTCATCATATTGGTTGTAATCACTATGTTTCGACTCAAAGAGATGATAGACACCCAGAAAGAGAAGTTTCTCGTGAAGATTTACCGCAAGGGACTTTTGTTTCTCACATATTATCAATAAATGCACAAGAATTAATGTTTTTTATGAGAAAAAGATTGTGCAATCAAGCGGACCCACTTATGCGATATGTAGCAAATTTGATTAAGAAAGCCGTACTAGAAACAAATCCTGAGTTTGAAGGTTTACTTGTGCCACTTTGTGAATACAGAAATGGAATGTGTACAGAAATGTTCCCTTGCGAAAAAGCAAAAACTTTCCGTACTGGTTTCTCTCAAATTTTAAAAATTCTTGATAATGACGAACTTTCAAAAGATGAGCTTGAAAATATTATTGAAATTCTATATAAAGTAAAAGAAAAAGAGTCTATATAGGCTCTTTTTTGATTCATTTTTGAACCAAATTTTATTCTGTTTTTAGAAACTTTATAAAACACTAATATAGAAGTGAAAAAATATTTGACAAAAAGGAAATTTTATCATATAATATATTTGTAAATAAAAGTAAAGGAGTAATAATAGATAATTATGGCTGTAAGATATGATGAGAACAGTATAACCACATTAGATTATCGTGAAGCCGCTCGTCAATCTATAGGTATGTATATTGGTGGTAATAGTGCCGAAAATATGCAACATTTAGTAACAGAAATTGTTTCTAATGCTATGGACGAAGCCGCAGAAGGTTATGGTAAATTAATTCAAGTAATTGTTAATACAGATAATAATTCAGTAGAAGTAATTGACCAAGGTCGTGGTATACCTTACAAGAAAAATAAATCAGGTAAATTCGCAATTGTTGAAATGTGTACTAGTTTACACTCAGGAGGAAAATTTGAAGGACAAGGAAATTACAAATCTTCTCTTGGTTTAAATGGTGTAGGTGCAACGATAACAAATGCATTATCAACAACATTTATAATTAATGTATGGAGAGATGGCGAACATTGTACATTCTCTGTATTAGATGGAAAACATGGCGACCCAGTCGTTGAAAAATATAGCGGCACAAAACAAGGTTCAAGTGTATATTTTATTCCAGATGCAAAAGTATTTAATAATGCAAAATGGGATATTGAAAAGATTAGAGAAGAACTTCAACTTCATGCATTACTTAACAATGGTATTACTTTTGAGCTTATTGTTAATACTGATGGAAAGAAAGTTCAAGACATTAAATATTTATATAAGTCTGGTTTAAAGGATTTATTATTAATCAAGAGTGAAGGAAAGAAGATGTTAACTGACATTACTTACTTCAAGACAACTACTGAACATGATAGCGAAAATGTATCCGCTGACGTAGAAATTGCTTTTGCTTATACTGATGAACCAGGCGAGCGTATTTATTCATTCGTTAATGGCGGTTATACACCAAATGATGGAACTCACGTAACAGGATTTAAGACTGCATTTACTTCATTAATGAATAAAATGGGTAAAGAATTAGGTTATTTAAAAGATGATAAGAAATTTAGCGGCGACAGTGTTAGACGTGGATTAGTTTTATGTTTAAGTATTAAAATGACACAAAGACCAATGTTTGCTGAACAAACTAAGAAAACTTTAAATAGCCCTTGTGCTAGACAATTAGTAAGTAAGGCAGTTGGTAAATTACAAATAGAAAATAATGTAATTAAACAAATATTAAAGAAAATTGAAAATGAGCAAAAAGCCGAGGAAGCAGCACAACGTAAACGTGAAGCACAAGAAAAAATAGCTAAGGGTGGTCATTCAATGAATAGTTTAAGAGACTTACCTGAAAAGTTAGCGGACGCAAGTGACTTCACAAATGCAGAAATCTTTTTCTGTGAGGGAGATTCAGCCGCTGGTGGTGCAAAGACAGTTAAGGCTAAAAATCAAGCAATTATGCCTTTAAGAGGTAAGATTTTAAACACAACTTGTAAAGAACTTGCGGACATAATTAAGTCAGATATCATTAAAGACATCTTAACTTGTTTAGGTTGCGGAATTGGAGATAATTTTAATATAAAAAATTTACGTTATGATAAGTTAATTATTATGACAGATGCGGACTCAGATGGTAAGCATATTGAACTATTGTTAATGACATTATTTTTACATCACTTACCTGAATTAGTAAAGCAAGGTAAAGTTTATGTAACAACACCACCATTATTTAAGACTACAACAGGTCGCGGCGAAATTAAGTATTGGTATGAAGAAAATAGTGAATTTAAAAAATATGTAAGAAATCACTCTGGATTAGATATAATTCGTTATAAAGGTCTTGGAGAACAAGATGCAAAAGAATTATATGCAACTACAATGGATCCAGCAAATCGTAAACTAGTTCAATTAACTACTAATGATATTGAAAAAACATTAGAATTATATTCAAAATTAATGGGTAAGAGTGCCGCAGAGCGCCGCAACTATATCATTTCTCATAATATGTTGGCTTATGATGCCGCAGATGATGATTTTGAAGATTTCGATGATTTTGATGAAGAATAATAAAAATTCTTGACAAAAGCGAAAAAATATAATATACTATATTAGTAAAAGAAAATAATAAAAAATAAAGGATGGAAAGAAAAATGGAAGAAAACAAACAACAAACACCTCAATTCAATGGATGGAAGGATGCAAAGATTGATGGCAATATGCCTATTGAAGGCTTAATTCAATTTTTAAATATTTTAAATCAAAGACTAATTTTAATTGAAGACCAATTAACTATAAAAGTTGGTAATGAAGAAAATAGTCAAAATATTACTCTTACTCAATATTGGATTGAAGTACAAAAACAAGAGTATCAAAAGATGATGGAAGAATATCAAAAGCAAATGGAAGCTCAAGCAAAAGCAAAAGAGCAAACTGATAATCAATCTGACGTACAATAATTAAGAAAGGGCATAGATAACAATGGATATAAAAGATGAAAATTATTTAGATGAGCGTAGCTCTCAAGACTTTGGTATTTATGCCAATAGTGTAATTAAAGCAAGAGCAATAAGTAGTGTAGAAGATAATTTAAAACCTATTCATAGAAAAGTTCTTTGGACTTTATTTGAAGATAAGGTTTATGATAAAGGTAAAACTGTAAAATGTGCTAGAGTTGTCGGTGATGCAATGAAATATTCACCACACGGCGACTCTTCAATTTATGGTGCATTAGTTCGTTTAGGACAATGGTGGAAATTAAAATATCCACTTATCACTATGCAAGGTAATATGGGTAATATATTAGGTGACGGTCCTGCGGCAATGCGTTATACTGAGTGTAAGTTAAGTCCTATTGGAATGGCAATGCTTGATGGTATCAAGAATGATTGTGTTCCATTTAAGAAAAATTATGATGGCACTTGCGAAGAACCAATAATGCTACCATCTAAGTTCCCATTCTTATTATGTGGAAACAATATGGGTATTGCAGTAGGTTTAAGTGCTAGTTTAGTTTCGCATAATTTTGGTGAAGTATATAATGCAATTTGTTATTATATGGAACATAAAGATTGTTCTGTTGCGGACTTACTTCAGTTCATTCAAGGTCCAGATTTCCCAACTGGCGGAAAAATATTAAATGGTGAAGATTTGCTATCGATTTACACTAATGGTGTTGGTGCAGTAAAAGTTCAAGCACATTATGAAATTTTGAAAGAAAATCAAAAGACTAAAATTGTTTTTACTGATTTACCTTATGGTGTTGAAGTAGAAAATGGTGTTAAAAAGCAACTTAAAAAATTAGTTTTAGATGAAGGTAATACTGAATTTGAAGATATTATCGTAGAAGGTGGAGATACCTTAGATAGTTTAAAAATAACAGTAGTATTATCAAAAAATGCTAATGTTGGTAAATGTTTAGAAATATTATTCCAAAAGACAGGTTTACAATCAACTATTAAAATTAATCAAACAGTAATTGTTAATGGTCAACCAAGAACATTATCTTTAAAGGAAATGTTATCTTCTTGGGTTGATTATAGAAGTGCAATTATTAAAAAGATAAAAGAAGACGAGTATGGTAAGACAAATCACAAATTAACAGTTGTAATTGGTTTACAAAAATGTATGAGTGATATTGATAAGTTAATTAGTCTTATCCGTAATGCCGCAAATCGTACATATGCTCGTGATGCAATTATGAAAGAATTTGAACTTAATCTTGAACAAGCAGATGCGGTATTAGATATGAAATTAAGTAAGTTAAGTAAATTAGATTTAACTGAACTTAATGATGAAGAAACTAATTTGGAGCAAACTTTAGCTGCATTAAAGAAGATTATTGAAGACGAAACATTACGTTTCGATATAATCAAAAAAGAACTTCAAGAGATTAAGAAAAGTATTGGTGAAGATAACCGTTTAACTGAAATTTTATATAACAGACCTGTTGAAGGAACTGTTGCCGCAGAAATTGCAGTTAAAAAAGAATATCTAGTATATCCTAATGGATTAAGACCATTTATTGATGGAAACTTTACAGTAGACAATGATTTAGTCGCATCTGTTATGAGTTATAACTCACAAGATATTTATGGTTTTAATAAAGTTGGAGATATTATGCCAATTAATATAGCATCTGATATAATTGGTGCTTGTGTTAAGAATGATAAGAAAGATAAAATTGTTAGTGTTACAAAGAATGGTAATGTAAAAGTTTCATTAGTATCTCAATATAAGTTAAATAAAGCTGAAAAAGTTATGAAACTTAAAGATGATGATGAACTAGTATTTGCATCGTTCTGCGGCGATAATGACTACTTAATCTTATTTGATGCACAAGAATGTAAAGTATTGAAGTTAGCAATAAAAGATTTACCTATTGCAAGTAAAGCTACTTTAGGCGTAAAGAGCGGCCATGAATCTATCACTAGCGCCGCAATAGTTACTGACAATGATGTACTACTTTGTGTAGTAGGTGGAAATAAAGGTAAATTTACTTCAGTAAAAGATTTCTCTGTTGATAGTCGAGGTAATAAAGGACAAACTGTCACAGAAAATACAACATCTATCACTTCATTTGAAAATGGTAGAACTAATGTATATGTAATTCCAAAGATGGGAAAAACAGCATTAGTAGATAGCAAAAAGTTGTCAATTAAAGGCAAGACAGCAAGCGGCGCTAGTTTGTCAAATAAAGTTGTTGTAAAAACTATATAAAAAAATATTGACAACAATAAAATTTTATGCTATAATATATATGTAACAAAGTTACAAAGGAGTTTTATAAATGGAAAATTTCATTTTAACCCCAAATTGTAGGATAGTATTAGATTATATGTATAAAAATGAACAAACTTTTGTCGGCAAGGACTTAATTGAACTTGTCGGCATAAAGGGAATTTATCCTGTCTTGAGGTCTTTATGTGATAAAGGTTTAATAGAAAAGAAAGAACCAATAATAAGAGATTTCACATCAAAAGACGGAAAAGTTTGTCAAAATGAATATAAGACTTATCGAATAACTGATAGCGGAAAAAGTTATATTGATAGTGGCTTAAATAAATTAGTATAAAATAACACTAACCAAAGAAAAATTTTTAAGGAAAAGAAAGAGAGAAAAGAAAAATGGCAGAAAAGAAAAATTTAACAAACACATTTACAGTAGTAGGACATTTAAAGTCAGTTGAATTAAGAAACAAGGATAAGTTAGCAGAACAAGTATCTGCAAGAGCTATTGTTGAATCTGAAATCGGCGGACAAACAAAAGAGTATGAAATCGAGTTCTTCTCAAAGGCAACAACAAGTGCTGGCGCACCTAACAAATTATATGCTGCTTATGTAGATTTAGAGAAGAATATTGGTAAGAAAATTAAGGTAACAGGTGAATTTAGAGAGAACCGTTATTATAGTTCAACTAAAGAAGCTGTAGTTAGCGTTAATGTATTAAGCGGACGTTTTATTAACTATGATGTTAAAGATGCCGATAGTGCAACATTTGAATTTCAAGGTTTTGTAATTAAAGAATTAACTGAAAAGCAAAACAAGAATGGTGAAGTATATCAATACAATATTGGTATCGCACAAGAGGGATATAAAGAAAATTCTTTAACAGTAATTAATTTTAACGTATCACCTGAACCTGAGTGCGCAGAAATCGTTAATGTTATAAGAGATCAATATACAGTTGGTGCATCAGTAACTATCACTGGTGACTTAGACTTCCATACTGAAGTTTCAACATCTGAAATTTCTCAAGAGGGTGGTTTTGGTAAGCCAATTGTAAGAGAATATACAAATACTTATAGAAATTACTTCATTACTGGTGGTTTAGCTCCATTCTCACCTGATGATGAAAAAGCATTCTATAATGATGAAAAGATTGCTACTTTAGTACAAGCTTATAAAGCTAATGATGTAGAATTGGAGAAGGCAGCAACTGAAAAAGCAAACACTGTAACTCCTAGTCAATCTACAACTCCTGCGGCAAAACCTGCTGCTAAGAGAACTGGTAGTTTAATTTAATTGAAGGGGAGTAATCCCCTTCTTATTTTTTAAAATGACAAATGATAAATGACAAACAACGAGAGGAGATAAAGTATGAATCTTTGGGAAATAGAACCACACAAAATAACTGCAACATTAAATGATAAAATTATTCAATTTTATGGTGCAAACTCAACAAGAAAGACAAGTGTTGCCGCAAAGTTTCCAAAAAGTTTAATTTTTGGTTTTGAAAAAGGTTATCAATGTATCGACGGCGTAATGGCAATTCCTGTTGATAGTTGGGGAAAATTTAAGGATTATTTAAGACAATTAAAAGATCCACGTTCAAAAGCAAAGTTTGAGACAGTTGTTATTGATACCACTAGAATAGCATATGATTGCTGCACAACCTATCTTTTAGCTCAATATGAGAAAACTGACATCACTGATATTGGTACAAAAGGTAAAGGTTGGTCTTTATTAAAAAAAGAATTTAGTGATGTTTTAAATAGTATTCCTAAAATGGGATATGGTTTAGTTTTAATAACTCACGCTAATGAAGAAGAGAAAAATGGCGTTTTATCTATTAAAACTGACTTAGATAAAGTAGCAACTGATGTTATCAATAAGTTAGTTGACTTTCAATTTTATGTAAGAAAAGAAGAAAAAGAAGTTGATGGAAATAAAGAGCTAACTGTTTTTGCTTATGCAGATGTAGCATTTGCAGACACAAAGAATAGACTTCGTTACTTCCCTAAACACTTTGAGTTTACATATGAAAACTTGTTAAATGCATATCAAACTGCTCTTGATGAAGAAGTTAAGCATGGAGCAACTTTAGACACAGATGTATCATCTAAACAAGTTAATGCGGAGTCGTTAGAAGATTTAAGAAATGAAGTTATTGAATTAGTAAAGAAAGAACCTGAAAATGAGCAAATGGTAGATTATATATCATCTCATTTTGATAAGAAACTTAGTGCAACAGATGATAGTGATTATGATAAGTTAATTGCGGCTAGAGATTTCTTAAAGTCACTATTTAATATTGAATAGTGGACCCAAGACTTTTTACTAAGACACAACTTGAAGAACTAATATTGGAGTTGTCTGGTTTAACTAAGATAACTCCAATGATTAGTAAACAAATTAGCCGCTTTGTTATTGACAATAAAATGTCATATCTAGAAATAGCAAGATGTGTAGATTATTATGTAGAAATTTTAGGACATGATATTAAGCCAGAGTATGGAATTGCTTTTGTAACAAGCATTCGTGAACCTGCGGCAGAATATTTTAAAAAGCTTGAGCTTGACAAGCAAAAACAGCAAAAAGAAGCTGACAAAGTTATTAAATATCAAGACAAAAATATTATTATCAACATCAAGTCATATAGTCTATTGAATAAACCTAGACCACCTAAAAGTTTTGATATGGGTGCGATAGATGTAAGTGAAGACGATGACATAAACGATTCTAATTAAATAATAAAAAGGAGTAGGTCTGATGTATCAAAAAGGTAAGTTAGATAAACTATATGATAGCCAGGCAGCATTATATGTATTAAGTAGTATAATGAAAGACCCTCTTCTTATTCAGAATGAAAGTTATGTATTAGACCCAAGTGACTTTTTTAAGCCTATACATAAAATGATTTTTGTTGCAATTTTTAATTTAGAGCAACAAGGTATCGAAACTATTGAACCATCTGGTATTGATTTATATTTAAGTCACTATGATGCACAATATAGTTATTATAAGGCACAAAATGGTTATACATTAGTACAAGAATGTTCTCGTATGGCAATTAGTATGGATCCGAAAGAATTCTTGTATTATTATAGTCGTTTAAAAAAGTTCTCATTATTAAGAGATTTAGAATGTAGCGGTATTGATACAAACACTTTTTACAACACAGAAGTTAGTGCTTTAGATAAGGATGCAGAAGAGGATAAATTAGATAAGACTGCAATTGAAGCTATCCCTAATGCCGTTAGAGGTATTCTAGTTAATATCGAGAAAAAGCACATTGGTAAAGATACAGGTACAGCTCAAAATGCAAGTAAAGGATTAAGAGAATTAGTTCAAAGATATAGAGAGCTACCTGAAGTCGGTTTACCACTTGAGGGTTCTATTGTAAACTTTGCATTAAGAGGTTTGCGTTTAGGTAAATTATATACTTATTCAGCACCAACAGGAGCAGGTAAAACTCGTTTTATGTTAAGTGCGGCCGCATCTATTAGTATGCCATATATAGATAAAAATGGTCAAGTAGTAATGCGTGGTGAAGCAGGAGACGAGTATGAAAAAGTGTTGTTTGTAACAACAGAGCAAGCAGCAGATGAAATTCAAACAATGTTATTAGCATATGTTAGTGGAGTTCCTGAGAACAAAGTATTAATGGGTGATTATACACCTGAAGAATTGGTTAGAATTAACCAAGCATTAAATATAATAGAAGAACATAAAGATAAATTTTTAATTGAAGCAGTACCAGACCCATCAATTGCGGAAATAAAAGTATTATTAACAAAATATATTATTCAAGACCAAGTTAGATATATATTTTATGATTATATCTTTTCAAGTCCAGGATTATTAAGTGAATTTAGAGATGTTGCAGTTCGTGAGGATGTAGCGTTAATGATGTTATCTAATAGTTTAAAAGAAATAGCAATGGTTCATAATATTCATATTACTTCTGCTACACAATTAAATGGAGATTGGTCAAAAAAAGAAATAGGACCTCGTGATCAAAATGTATTAAGAGGCTCAAAAGCAATTGCGGATAAAATTGATGGTGGTTTAATTGGTGTAAGATTAGCACCAGCAGAAAAAGAAAAAATTCAAGAGCTTTGGAATAAAATAAAAGCGGCAAAAGGATATGAAAAAGACCCTAATGTAGTTATAGATGTTTATAAAAATAGACGTGGAGAATTAAATTGCGTTAAGATTTTTAGATATTTTGATTATGCAACTTGTCATTGTATTGATTATTTTGTGACAGATGGAGAATATCATATAGTCGAAAATATAAAAGAGATAAAGTGCATAGAAAAAATAGTTGATTATAAAGAATTGAACTATGAAGAAGGGAAGGAAATAGTATAGTATGCCAACATTAGCTGAATTAAGAGAACAATTAACTGATGAAACAATTAAGGACATACTTATACAATATGATGTAGAGTACGTTGAAGAAACTGAAGATTATATAGTATTTCCTACTTGTTGTCATAATTTAATAGGTGGTAGTCCAAAGCTATATTATTATAAAAATAACCATCTATTCCACTGCTATACAGAATGTAATAGTAGTTTTGATATTTTTGATTTATTAATAAAAATGCATAAATTAAGAGGTGAAGAGATTACTCTTAAACAAGCAATTAGTTTATGTAATTTAGATACAAGTTATCTACAAGATGCTGACTTAATGAAATATGATGTTAGTAAAGATTTACGTTTCTTAAAGATAAGTAATAATAGTAAATTGGTAAATGTAGATGAACTTCAATTTAAAACTTATGATAAAGATATTTTAAGAAAATTTTCTTTTGATTATTTAGGTTTACAACCTTGGATGCAAGAGGGAATTAGTATAGAAATGTTGCAAAAATTTAATATAAAGTGGGACCCTTTTAGACAATGCATTATCATTCCTAACTTTGATGTAAAAGGAAATTTAATAGGTTTAAGAGGAAGATTCTTCCGCTCTGAAGATATAGCAAAAGGAAAATATCGACCTATATTTGATAATGGAACTTTGTATAGTTATCCAACAGGAAAGAGTTTCTATGGTATTTATGAAAATCATAAAGCAATAGAAAAGAAGAAAATGTGTATTATATTTGAAGGAGAAAAGTCTGTATTATTATTTGGTAGTATATATGGTGCAGATAATAATATTGGATTAGCAACATTAGGACAAAACATAACAAGAGAACAAATTCAATATTTAAGAGAAATGAAAGTAAGAGATGTAATTTTAGCATATGATACAGATTATGAAGATATAGAACAACTTAAACAAGTTAAAAATAATTATGTTGAAAAAGCAAGAATTTTAGCACCTTACTTTAATGTTAGTATTTTAATTGATTATCACTTCCTATTGCCATATAAAAGTAGTCCTATTGATGGCGGTAGAGAAATATTTGAAAAAATATTAGGTGAACAATTAAAAATAAGTTAGAGGTAAAAAATGAAGCCAATTAAGTTAAAGCAACATTATTTAGAAAATGGTATAAATATGAAAAATTATCTACAATTATGCGGCATCAGAGAAGCTGATTGTGATAGTTTTATAGTAGCTCCAAAAGAGTCTGATGAACTAAACCCAATCTTATTAAAAAATATGCATCTTGCGGCAAGAACAGTATATGAAAGATTAAGTGATGACAATACTGTTGTGTTCGTGCAAGTTGATAGCGATATGGATGGTTGGACGTCCGCTTGCGAATTTATTCAATATGTTCACATTCGCTTTCCTAAGATTAAGTTAATTTGGAGATTACATACAGGTAAACAACACGGAGTAATTTTAGATACGGTGCCAGCAGAAGCGAATCTAATTATTATTCCAGATGCGGGTTCAAATCAGGTGGAAGAATTAACTACATTAGTTAATATGGGAAAAACAGTCGTTGTTCTTGACCACCACCAAGTTGAAGACGAAGCTGCGAGTGAAGCAAGCGGAGCAATTATCGTTAATAATCAAATAAGTCCTGACTTCCCTAATAAATCATTAAGTGGAGCAGGAGTAGTATATAAATTTTTACAATATTTTGATACTTATTATTATAAGTCCGATTTATATAAACAATTTGCTGATATTGCCACTTTTGGTATATTAGCAGATGCTATGGATATGAGAGAATTAGATAATAATTTTATTGCTTATGAAGGATTAAATCATATTCATAATAAACTAATAAGAGCAGTTATAAATCGTCAAGCTGGAGATGGTTTATATGCTAGAATATTAGATAAAGAGTCACCAACAAAGACTGAAGCAGTTTTCTATGTTGCTCCTGTATTTAACGGTTTAATTAGATATGGAGAACAAGAGGAAAAAGAAAAAGTATTTGATGCTTTCACTACTCCTGATAGTAGCGAAATTATTGAAACTATTTATAGAGGAACTAAACGTAGCGAAAGTTTGTATGATTACTGCGCAAGAATTGCAGTTAATGCTAAAAGTAGACAAGATAATGCTAAAAAGAAAAGTATGGCAGTACTTGCCGAAAAAATTAATGAAGAAAATCACGATAAAGATAATTTAATTATAGTAACTTTGGCTGGTAAAGAAACTGAAAAGGTTAGTCCTAACATTACAGGTCTTGTAGCTATGGATTTAGTTAAAGAATATAATCGTCCTGCTCTAGTTTTACGTGAAGTTGAAGTTGATGGTAAAAAATTATTTAGTGGTAGTGGTAGAAATGGTAATTTTAATGGACTTGAAAGTTTGTTAGACTTCTTACACGAAAGCGGATTAGTTGACTTTGCACAAGGTCATGATGGAGCTTTTGGTGTAATGGTAGAACCTGATAAAGTTGAACAACTACGCGAATATGCGGAAACTCATATAGATAAAAAGATGTTTGATGATCAAAATATTTTTGTGGATTATTATTTCTATGGTTTAGATAGCGTAGATGTAAATGGACTTGCAGAGTTTGCTGAAGGACAAAAGATTTATTGCGGCACAATTCCTTCTCCAACATTCGCATTTGAGTTCGATATTGATACAAATGATTGTAGTTTAATGGGTAAAGAGTTAACTTCAATAAAATTTACAAATAAATTTAACGATTTTATTGTATTTAAGCGTCCAGATATCGCCGCTTTAATTATGGACAATAGAGGAAGTAAAATTCATGTTACTATGGTAGGTAAACCATCAATGTCACCATATGGTAGATTGCAAATAACTGCTAGTGACTGCGAAGTTAGTAAAATAGTAGCACAAACAACACCTGTAAAAAGGTCAGCATTAGATTTAATTTAATTTAAAGGAGTAGAAAAAATGATCAGTTGGGAAACATTAGAAAAAGAATTTGGTATCAAGTTTAAACTTGCTGATGGCAGTTTTAGACCAGTAAATGAATGGTTAGATGATATTTATTTACAAAATCCTAGTCGTTTTGAAGAATTAATGGAAACAATATTCTATTATGGTGATGTTTTATTCGCGGATTTAACTACACATAAGAAGTAATTTTTCTTGACAAAAAGCAAAAAATATTCTATAATAATAATATAGAAAGGAAGTTGTGATTTATGAAAAGAGATTATATATCTATCCACAATCACACCGAATTCTCTAACATTAAAGTTATTGATAGTATCAACAGAGCTTCTGAGCTAATTGATTATGCTTGGGAGCTTAATTTAGGAGGACTAGCAATCACTGAACATGATTGTTTAAGCGGTGTAATTAAATTAATAGAAGCATATAGAAAGAAATTAGATAAAGAATGGGAAAATGCTTTCCCTGATAAAGAAAATGTTCACAATTATGAACAAATGTCAAAAGATTTAGATTTTAAAGTGATTATTGGTAATGAGATTTATCTTAGTGAAGAAGGACTATGCGAAGGTGGGTATGGTCATTTTTGGCATTTAATTTTATTAGCAAAAGATGAAGAAGGTTGGAAACAATTAAAGCAATTAAGCTCTGCCGCATGGAAACGTGCGTGGTTTAGAGGAATTTTAAGAACTCCAACTTATCCAAGTGATTTATTTAAGTTTGTTAAAGGTGGACATTTAATTTGTTCTACTGCTTGTTTAGGTAGTTATCCTGCATGGTGTTGGAAACAAATTAAATCAGCACGTGAAGGAGATGGATTTTTAGACTATCCTGAAGAGGGACATGATGAGCAATATTATCTTGATAAATTAGATAATCATTTAGCAGGAATGCAAGAACTATTTGGTGCAGATAACTTCTTTATTGAACTTCAACCTAATGAACCAGGTAGCGAACAAAATGAATATAATGAATTTATGATTAATAGATATAAAGGAATTTATCCTTTTGTATTTAGTACAGACTCTCATTATATGAAAGAAGAATTAAGACAAATACATACTGACTTTTTAGCATCAAAAAGTTCAGAAGATAGAGAAATAACTTCATTTTATAAGTATGCTTATATGATGAGTCAAGATGAAGTTCATAACCGTATGAGTGATTATGCTGACGAAGAGTTCTTTAATAAAATGGTAGAGAACACAAAATATATTGGTGAACAATGCCATTATTATCCTCTTGAGCAACCTAAAGTTATAGCAAAAGTAGAATATGAACATTATGATGATTATGAGCAAGATTTAGAAGTATTTAATGATGTAACTAAAGAAGAATATCCTTATTTTTATGAATATCTTCATACAGATAATAAAGCAGACCATTATTTTATGGAATTGATTGCTCACGGTTTTATTAAAAAATATCAAGAAGATTGGAACACTGAAACTTATTATAAACGACTTGAAGAAGAATTATGGACAATTCGTGAAGTAGGTAATGGTATTAATCAATCAATGAGCGACTACTTTACTTGTATGAGTAAAATGGTTAATTTAATGTGGGAAGCCGGTTCTTTGGTTGGTCCAAGCCGTGGTTCCGCAGGAGCATTATTAATAAATTATTTATTAGATATAACACAAATTGATCCGATATTTTTAGATTTGCCTTATGTATGGCGTTTTATGCATCCATCTAGACCAGACTATCCAGATATTGATGTTGACTCTGAGTCAGATAAGCGTCAAGCAGTATTTAATAAAATAAGAGATTATTTTAGAAGTATTGGTGGAGATGTTATTAATGTTTGTACATTTGGTACTGAAGGAACTAAGTCCGCATTAAAAACTGCGGCAAGAGGTCTTAATATTAATTTGGACGAAGTTGCTTATGTAAGTTCAATGGTTCCGAATGAAAGAGGTTTCGATTGGAGCTTACATGATTGTTATTATGGTAATGGCGACGATCGTTCACCTATTAGCGCTTTTAAAAAAGAAATGAATGCAAATCCGCAATGGTGGAAATTAGCACAAAGTATCGAAGGATTAGTAACAAGACTTGGTGTTCACGCATCAGGAGTTGTCTGTGTAAATGGAGATTTTATTGAACACGGAAGTTATATGAAAACTAATAGTGAACAATTAGTAACAGCTTTTGACTTACACGACCAAGAAAAATGTGCATTAATTAAATATGATATGTTAACTGTTTCTGCTCTTGACCGTATTCATCAATGTATGAATTATATGTTGGAAACAGGAGATATGGAATGGAAAGGTTCATTAAAAGAAACTTATGATTATTATATTAATCCTAATAAGTTAGATTATAAAACACCTGAAATGTGGGATATGGCAGCGCAAGGTAAGATTCGTGCATTGTTCCAGTTCGATACAATCGTAGGTGGTCAAAGTATTAAATATATTGAACCTAAAAACTTACAACAATTGGCTATCGCAAACTCAATAATGAGATTAATGGCACCAGAAGGTGAAGATCAGCCAATAGATATTTATGTTAAATATAAGAGAGTTCCGCAATTATGGTATAATGATATGAAAAATGCGGGATTAAATGATGATGAAATAAAAGTGCTTGAAAAGTATTTAAAAGTTAAAAATGGTGTTGCGGACTCACAAGAAGTAGTTATGCAGCTATCAATGGACCCACAAATTAGTGGATTCTCAATGAAAGACGCCAATAGATTAAGAAAAATTATTGCAAAGAAAAACTTTAAAGATATTGAAAGTATGCATGAGTTCTATCTTGAAAGCGGCGAAAAACTTGGTACAAGTAAAGCAATGTTAAATTATGTTTGGGACAAACAATTTAAGTTATCATTTGGTTATTCATTCTCGACAATTCATACAACAGGTTATAGTGTTATTGCTGTTCAAGAAATGAATTTAGCTTATCATTATCCATCAATTTATTGGAACTGTGCTTGTTTAAGTGTAGATAGTAGTGCGATTAGTGCGCAAGACTTCTATAACTTAATTGATGATGGCGTAATTGAAGTAGATGAAGATGAAAAGAAAAAAGTAGCAAGTAAGATGGATTATTCAAAGATTGCGGCAGCACTTAGTGATTTCCGTAGTAATACATCAATTTTATTGCCAGATATAAATAAGTCTAGATTGAGTTTTACACCAGATGCAGAAGATAACACAATTTTATATGGTTTAAAGGGTATCACAAAAGTAACTGACCCAGCAATAGAAGAAATAATGATGAATAGACCATTCTCATCATTAAATGACTTTTTAGATAGAACAACTAAAAAGACAGTATCATCTGATAAAGTATTAAACTTAATTAAAGCAGGTGCATTTAATGAAATTGAGGGTAAATCAACAAGAGAGATATTAGTAAATTATATTGATATGACAAGTGATAAAAAGAGTAAATTAACTTTACAAAATGCAAATGCATTAATAGATAGAAACTTGTTTCCTGAAGAATTATATAAAGAGTGTGAAGTATATAAATTAACAAAAGAATTAAGAAAGCATAGAAGTGCGGACAAACTTTGGTATAGAGTAGATTTTGGTTTTCCAGGTGAAAAAGAAGAAATTTGGAGAGAAGTATTTAAAGCATCTAAACCTAAAATCGAATATATTGACGATGTCCCTGTTATTAACTCTGATGCGTGGGATAATTATTATGACCGCAATATGGATAAGTTAAGAGCATATATTAAAAATAATAGTGCAGAACTATTAGAGAAATTAAATAACTCATTGTTTCAAGAAAGATGGGATAAATATTGTCAAGGAGACGAACTTGATTGGCAACTTGAAAGTTTAAATTTCTTCTTTGACGGACATCCATTAAATAGAGCAATAAAAGAAATTAGTATAGATTTAACTCCTTTAAAATATTTAGAGGAAGATGCTCAAGATGGTTTCTTTGTTATAAAAGGTAAAGAGATACCTAAAATGAAATTGTATAGTATTGCTGGAACAGTTATTGATAGTAACACAACAAAAAGTACAGTAACTATTCAAACTCCTGATGGCGTTATAACTTTAAAGATTTTTAAGAGTTTATACTCAATATTTGATAAAGTTGTATATAGTGTAGATGGAATGGACGTAGTTCAAGATAGTTTCTTTGCAAAAGGAACAAATTTATTGATAACTGGTATTAAAAGAGGTTCGACTTTTGTACCAAAGGTATATAAATCAACAGGTAGAAAAGCAATATTAAAAATAAACTTAACTAAGGATAGACATTTTAAAAATTTTGAAGAAAAATTGGAGATTTAATTATGAACATAATGATATGAGATATAGAATGATACTATGCCGCAGATAAAACTAATTTAATAAATGTTGATGCTATGAAAATAAGTAGCTATCACAAACAACGCGGCGATAATGTCTATCTAGTCAAATCAAAGTTCGATATTAAAAGAGAGTGGGATATAATGTATATCTGTAAAGAAAATATGGATAGTCCCACTCCTCCGTTAAGTTTAACATTAAATAATCCAAAAATAATAAAAATTGGTAATGGCTGAAAAAAATCAGACTCATTAAGCAAAATTGTTGCCGCTTGCCGTCCAGATTATTTATTATATCCTAATATGCAGAAACAAAATAATACTGCTATTGAAAGGTCTGAATATTGACGTTTCCTTGATGATGAAGGAAATTTGTTGCCGCTTATTCAAGATGCTTCAAGACAAGAGAAAAAGAATTTTGTTGTAGTATCCGATAAAAATTTATGGAGTAAAAATGAAGAAATTATTTTACAAGTTCTCAAAAAAATACAGGATTTAGGAAAATATGTTTCATTTTTAGAACCAATTTCAATAGAAAAATTGTTGTCTAATAAAATACTAACACAACAATTTTTAGAATTAAAATTCAAACAAAATAATAATATTAGATGGACTGAATTAAATCTTGATAATATAGATAGTTTTATTTATTTCTATCAAGAGTTTAAAAGAGAACATAAAAATATTATATTTCAACCATTAGAAATAAACCTAGATAATTTCACAATAGAAAAAATATTAGAATATACAAATATGATTGCAAGATGTTTCTTATGTGGTTTACCTATAACAATAAAATGTAATAAAAATAAAAAGTATCCTCAAATTGTGAATATACTAAGCGATTACATAAATAGCGGCAAAAAATTGTCTTGATTAGAATACATTACATATCGTTATCATAAAAATATTAAGGATAATTCGTCCGCTGTTAAGTTATGGCTTAGTCCTAATAAGTGGAATAGTAATTTTAGAGAATTATTAAGATTAACTTATAAAAATATATCTTTTTTATGTATTAGACCAAATAAAACATTTCTAAATAAAAATGATATTCCTTTTAATACCTTTGAAAAAACTTTTAAATACAATATATAGGAGTGGTAAAATGAAATTAAAGAAAAGTAAATTTATATGTATCTTAGATACTGAAACAACAGATGTCTATTGAAATACTTGCGCACCAATCCAAATCGCCGCAGAAATATGTGATGCTGAAGGAAATATAGTTGATACTTTCAATGAAAGAATTAAGACAACTCATAGAATTGATCCAGGTGCAAGTGAAGTTCATGGAATTTATGCTGAAGATTTAGTGAATTGCCGTAAAGAAAGTGAAGTAATATTAGATTTTTGTGCATGAATGCAAAACTGAAATTGTGATACAATATTAACTTATAATGGTGAAGTTTTTGATAGACCAATGCTTAATTTGAGATGTAAGTTATTTAAGATTGACACTCCTTATTTTGATAAAGATAAATATGGTATTGATGTATATGCAAGAGATGTTAAAGATGCAAAAAAATTAAATTTGTATGGTTTAAAATCATTAGGAAGAAAATGAAAATTAACATTAGTAAGTGAATTATTAGGCATAAATACAGAGCATGCTCACGATGCACTTGCGGATGTAGATATGACTAGACAGGTATTTTATAAACTTGACCCGCTAATTCATCCTGAGGATTGAGAAAAATAAAAGAGCGATTACTCGCCCTTTTTTATTTTATCTATTTATTTTTTGACTTTTTAATAGCAACTTCAATTTGTCCTTTAATCCATTGTTCTACATCACCGTAATTTTCAGTAATAAATTCAATAGATTTTGGAGCTAATTGATTTTTAACATAAGTAACAGTATCATTTAATGCTTTTTCTTGTGCTTCTTTATCTCATAAATTTGTTCCTTTAATTGCTTCAACATATGTTTGATATGTATAATCAACTCCATCAGAGATTAAATTTAATGCACCAGTAAGAATTTTTTGTGCTTTTTCGTTTTTGATTTTGGTTCTAATTAAATTCATTACAAAAGCGCCAACTCCTGTAATAATTGCACCAACAATTCAAATAACAATCTTAGTTACTATATCTTGCCACATATTTTCATCTCCCTTTTATTTTAATAATGCTATTATTATAGCTGTAATTCCGCTTATTACTGCAGCTATGGTCGCAGCATAAAAAGCTCATTTACCTTTTATTTTTTCTCTTTTTTCTTCTGAACTTAACTTTTGTTGTTCTTGCATGGCTTTTATTTGACCTTCAAGATTACTTACTCTCCCTTCTAAAACATCACTTTTTTGAAATAATTCTTTAGCTTTATTTCTGTTTGTTAAATATTTATTTTCAATCTCTTCATCGATTTTTTTTATTTCTTCTTGTTGAGATAGTTGCAATTGTAACAATTTCTCTTGATTAACAACTACATCATCTAATTTTTTTGATACATTATCTAATGATTTTGTAGTTGTAGCAAGACTCGCTTCTGTATGTCCTATTGTCTCAGTTAGCGAGAAAAGTCGAGTAAGAATAGTTTGTTCATCTATTGGCATAATTAATCACCACCGCAAATAAATGCTTCTCTTATCCTATTTATATTATAATTCGCCGACGCGAAATTAGCAATTTTCGAAAATTAATACTATACTATTTATATACAGGAGATGATAATTATGGAAATTAAAATCAATGGAATCGAACAAAATATTTGCGATTTTTCAACAGATATTTTGATTATAGAAAAAAGTAGAATAGAGAAAAAAATTTGTAATATGGAATACATTTCTGCAGAAGAAATAACATCACTTGCAGTCATTGAACAAGAGTTAGAAAGAAGAAGTGAGTGCTAATGGCAAAGTTATCTGCGGAAAAAATCAATGAAGAACTACAAGAAAAAGGATTTGAATTAGTAGATAGTAGTGGATATGAAAATTTAACAAGTTTTATTACTATTAAATGTCCTAAAGGTCATATCACTCAAACTAATTTAAAAAGTTTTAGACATGAAAGTTATCAATGTCCAGAATGTGATAAAAGCGTAGATTTTAGTAATCCTACCAATGTACCTGATAAGGGAGATAAATTCCGTGTTATTGCTTTTGACCAAGCAACAGAGCATTTTGGATTAAGTATTTTTGATGATGGAAAATTAGTATATTATAAATTATTTGTATTTACTGGTTCTGCTATCAATAGAATGGTAAAAATTAGAAAGATGATAGATGAACTTGTAATTAAACAATGAAAACCAGACTATATTGTTTTTGAAGATATACAATATCAAAATGGATACATAACTTTTAAAACTCTTGCTATGTTATTAGGTGTAGTTCACGAAGTATGCCAAGCTAATGATGTTCCTTTTGAATGTGTTAGTCCTAATGTCTGACGTAAATATGCAGGAACGTGCGGCAAAACTAGACAAGAAGAAAAAATGTTATCAATAGCAGTAGTAAAAGAAAAATATAATGTGTCTGTAACTGACGATGTTGCGGAAGCAATATTGATTGGTCGATACGGCGCGGCACATCACTACGCTCAAGGACAAGTTTTATTTGGAAAGAAAAAAACCTCTTAATTGAGGTTTTTATTTTTGTGTTAATTTATTAACTAAACTAATTAATTGATTAATTTGTTCTTGTTGATTATCAATAATTGCTTGTTGCTCTTGAATAGCCTTCCAAGCAATATATACAAGCTTTGATTCTTTTACTGACATATAATCACCATTTTCGCCGCTTGCTTGTTGATTTGCAACTAAACTAAAAGTTCCTGCATTAACTTTTAATGCTTCTTGCGCAATAAGACCGATTGAGTCAGTATTATCTGATTTATATTTAAAATTATAAACTGGAAGTGATTTAATAATATCTAATGCGGAAAAATTTGACTTACCTATATCAGTTTTTGCTCGTCTATCTGAAGTTGCATTAAAATATGTTGCTTCAATATAACTATCTGAATGAATATAATTTTGAACAAATAAATATCCATTATTTGCACCTGAACTTGATTTTCTAATTACTGCATAGTTTTGAATATATAATGGAATATTAAATAATCCTTTAGTATATGATATATCAGCTGATGGTGAATAGGTTCCTCCACTATCACTGAAAGCGGCTATTGAAAAACCATAATAATTAGTATTATTAGTTAATGCAAAACATATTGGATTATTTTGAAAATAGCTTTGAGAATAGTCTACAGTAGGAGTAGTAAGCAATATCTTAGTTCCTGAAACTCCTTCAAAAAATAATTGTGTATTATTTATTGATAGTGTTGCCTTACTGCTATCTGTTCCACCTTTAAGATAAATACCATTATTATTATGACCAATCTCGCCTTTATATGCACCAATTGTATTATTACTATTTACATTAAAAATTAAAGTACTTAATATGTGAAAATCGTTATTTAATCTACCATTAGATGCATTTGTTGTAATAATATTACCAAAATCAGTAGTACTTTGATTACTTTCTTTAATTATTGTAGGAGTAATCATATTACCAGCAGTAGGATCGTCTATTTGTTCAAAATCTATTTTAAAAGATGTTGCTCGACTTGTTAATCCTTTAATATGTTTATAAAAATATGCCATTTTTATCACCCGTTTTAATTATAATATTTATTGGAGGAGAAATCAAATTCTCCTCCTTTTATTTTTAATTTAATGGATTATTTCTAATCATTTTTGCTAATCTACGAATTAATTTATCTTGATATTTAATAGTATTTACTGTTAATTGACAATCTCCATCATTACGTAAATCTCTTGAAATATCAGTTATAAATAATAATTGAGATAATGCATTATAAATATCATCTCTATCACTTGTATAGTCTTCTGCAGATATTCTTATGCCTTCACCAATTTGTAGTTCAGGTCAGCGATAATATTTAGGATTATAAGTTCCATCTTCATTGTCTAAAGTTTCTACATCTTGAACTAAATCAATTAAAGATATAGAATAACTTTTTTCAGGATATTTTTGATCCTCAAATGCATACTTAGCCATCATCAATAAATCTTCTGAAGTAGTAACTGAATCATTAGAATATGAAGTTTCAAGGAATAAATATGGATATTCTTCATAAAAATCTCTCCATAAATCCTCTCTTTTTTGTAATAGTTTTTCATAACTACTTATTCCAGCATCTACAAAATGAGAAGTTAAATATGTAATTGCTATACCATTTCAACCTACATAATCTATAAAATTTAAACCAAGAGCTTGATTAAGAAAATCATTCCAAGTACATCCTCCAGTTTGAATTGTATAGAAAGATACTTTATCTGCAATCTTATTAAATCATAAATATTCAGTAGAAACATTTTGAGTACGTTTTAACATATTATCAACTTCTGATTGTTGTTCAATAGATAATTGACTGTATGTATAAATCTCACTATTTTCTAATTGCGGAGCCATATCCTTTCAAATTACAATAAATTGTTTATCAATAGTTTGATTTATAATAGGAACGTATGCTGTATTAATATCAACATAACTAAAATTCTTATTTTCATCATAAACTGGGAATATTACAGAGAAATGGTTTGTCACTTTTTCTTCTTTTATTCTTCAGTCACTAGGAACAAAGATATCGCATAATAAACTTGCTGCATAAGCCTCATTTCAATATAATTGAAGGTTTGACTCAATTAGCGCCGCACGTTCTCTCATTGGGACTAAGTTATTACCAGTATCCTCAATAGTATATTTGTATCAGAAATCTCCATTGGTAGCATTATTAAGTGCTACTCCATTAGATTGAATTGTTACTTCATATTTAAAATCTCCATAAGGACCATAACCGTGTAATTCATGAGGTTGATTGTCATCTGGTATATTAGATATATCCATATCATAAGCTATTATATCTGGAGTTATTGATTCACTATTATAACGATATAAACGAATAGTCTGACTTATAGTTTTATCAAATACATCATAATTATATGTTTGATTAGTTTTATATAATAAGTTATTGAAAATTTGATTTATAGTATAAACTCGTTCATCTTGATCATTATACAATTCATATGTGTTATCTAATAAATGAGCTTTTAAATCATATCCAATTGATGATGGAGAAACTTTAACATTTTCTTTAATATAATATAAATTTTTAACTATATCAGTTTTATCATATTCTTTAGTTATATTAAAACTTCGTCCATTTTCATCACATAACTCACTTGTAAAAAACTCTTTAAAAGAAGATGCTATATTTTCAACGACTCCATTTAAAATCAAATATATTACATAATTATATTCATCATATTCATCATCTGCTTTAATTCTACTTCCAGAAAGAAATTCTCCTTCTTTTATTATATCATAATCAGTATATTCATTTAAATTATCTGGTCATGTATAATTAGGAAACGTGTTTTTGTATATTATTAAATAGCTTAAATCATCTTCAAGTGTGTTAAAAGTTGTTTTCTTTATATAAGTTTTTGTTTGTCTATATGTATAATTTTTAAATTTACTACCTTCCTCACCTTTACCTTTAGCATTAAAATCTGCGGCAATATTACCAAAAGTGTATGCTAAAAATTCACTAGGATCATTTCCATCTACTGGCTTTGTTGTATAGAAAAACAAATAAGGGAAATCACTAATAAAATCTTCATGAAGTTCAGTAAGGCTTTCAGCTACCTTCGCAGTATCATCAACACTGCAATAAGTTCCGTTTCCTGCTAAATTATAGTCGCTTGCATTATTGTTTTTATTAGATATCCTTGTATAGAAATTTTGATAATTAGTATTAGTAACTAATTGCATTTCTTTTCCATTTTTATCAAAAATAGATGCTAATGGATATTCTTTTATGTAAAGTGAATCATTTTTACCTTTAGGACTAATATATGGACTATATTGTTTAAAAACTCTATCACTATCTTGACGATGTGTAGGTGTTTTAGTATATCCACCTTGAACTAGAATATATTCTTTTCAATCAAGAATAGGAATTTGAGTTCAAGACAATAAACCTGATACAATATACCATGACATAGTTTGGAAGTTATTAATTATACCTCAACCAGGATAATTTGTATGACCACTTAATTCATCTGGTCCATAATATGTTCTATTGGCAGTTTTAGGTTCAAAAGTACTATTAGTTTCAATTATTAAACTATCATTGTTATAAAACAAATCAGTTAAAGGTAAATTTTTAAATTTTTTATGAGCTTTAACATTTAATGTATTACGATTACGATATAAGTAGTTTCTTAATATTTCAGAAGGGCTAATTTCTTGATAAAAAATATTTTTATTTTTAGAAAAATCTATTGTACCATCAATCTCATTAAGTCCTTCTCTATCTTTATAAATTATATTATCTAATGCTATATCACTTTCTTGCTCAATTTTTTGTCCATTTATAACTATATAAGTTTCATTTGATGAATAGAAAGTTGCATCCGCAAAAGGTCTTCCATCTTCATATAATTTGTTAAAGATTATATAATTTGAATCTCAATCATAGAATTTTCCAGTACACCAATATTTATTATTATCACCATTATACTTAATATAAAAAGAGAAGAAAGTATTAGCTTCAGTTACTAATGTATGATCTAAGTTTTCAACATCATTAAAACATATATTTAAGAAATCTTCTTTTTTTATAAAGCATACTTCACGTAAATAATTTATATCTTTATTATAATTATCTTCTGAACCGGTTTTTTCTAAAATATCTTGATAACAATATACATTTATATCTTTATAATTGTTTTCAGTTAGTAAATGACTATCTTTATTAAAAATTGTATGTTGAGTATTGTTATAATATAGTTGAATATTATTATAATCCTTTACTCGATGTTCTTCATCGAAAATGAAGAAATTGCTATAATTATTTACAAAATCACTAGATAACATAGCATATTTGTCTTCTCTAAATGGCTCAAAATAATAGAAATTCTTTCTGTCATTACCTGAATCATTTTTAATATCAATAACAACGTGATAGTAATTATTATATAGCGGATCTAATGGAGTTTCAAAGTATTTTCTAAAATTATATAAATTTTTTAAACATCTTTGTCTTGCATCTAAATATTTTCTCATATAATCTGAAGTTGTTCCATATAAATCCATAAAAGTAGATGATAGATAAGAACCTTTTATATCTGTTTGAGATGCGTCTGTGGCGCCGCTAATATTAGATTGAAGTAAATTCCATCTTTGAAGTAAATTATCCTTATCATAAGATTCAGCTTTTCCTTTTTTCTTATAAATGTCTTCTATGCTTGATACTTCAGCTCCAACCATATCTATATTATTAGTCATTTCCGCTATATATTTTGTTTGTGAATGTAATCTACTATAATAATTCTCTGCATTTAGTAATATATCAGAATTAATTTTTCTTAAATCATTATAAATTCTATTATTAATATCTTTTTCTTGAATCTTAGATAATAACCCTGCATTAATAAAATAGTTAAAATCAATCAATTTATTCTCTAATCAAGGAAGTTGATCCGCGATTCGTGCAAATTGTATATCTTCATCAGAATATTCTACTTTAAAGAATATAGAAATATCGTAATCTTTCAAATCACTATAATCAGCAAAATCATTTTCATTTTTTACTGATATAATAATATTTGAACCACTTATTTCCATAGAAAAATTAGAATTATCTGGTGTTATAATTTTTAAATCACCAAAAATAGTACTAAATTGAATTTGACTAACAGTGTTTTGTGTTTTAAAAACTTGTAAAGGATATAGTTTAAATAAGTTAATTTCTTCATTAGATAATGTATATGAAGTAAATTTTATACCAATAATTCTATTGTTTTTTCTTATTAATGTAAAAGTTCCATTTGGTTTGGTTAATCTATACTGTGGTCCGTATAATATGTTTGTATACATTCCAGTATAATATTTACTAAATTTTCTTCAATAAGTGCTATCAAAATAAGTTATGAAAAAAGGACTTACTTTTGGTAAAGCAGTTATTACTTCATCAGAACTTAATGTCCTACTATTTATATTTAAAACAGTTACTAATGAATCGGCTTGTTGAGATAAACTAAAAGTTTTTATATTTCTAAAAGGAGAATATTGTAATCCATTTACCATATCTTTTTTAGAAGGTTCAAATCAGAAATATGTTACTAATGTAATAAAATTACTCATATTTTCTGGTTCAAGTAATACAGTAGCAGTATTTAGTACCATACCTATTTGTTCGCCTAATGATATTAATGCGCCATTTGCAGTTGTTGATGAACAACTAAAAGGTATAGTTTCATATAAATCTGCATTTTTCATAGTATTTGAATAACTATTTTTTAATGTTTTTACTATTTTTTTATTTGAACTTTTTCTTGCAGTTGTATTTATTACAGTTCCATCATCACACAAATATAGAGGAACTTCTAATTTTAAGTATTTATATGATATTTTACACTCATTAACAATCTTTTCTGTCCAATTGTCAATATTTAATGCACCAATAAAATCTTTTGAATTTATATCATTATTTATTGTATATCCATCACTTTGTTTTGCTAATTGATAAGAGAAACTATCTTGACAAGTAAAATTATAAACAATGTTATTTTCAGTTATTGTATATGTGACACTTTTTACTGAAAATAATATTTTATTATTATAACTATATTCAAGTAATAATTGACTACCAATTTTAATTTTAGATGCGAAAGGATTATCTTTTCAAGTATCATCATCTAAAATCATCTTATCAAGAGAAAAAGTTAAATCTTTTTGAGCTTGTTGGTGGATATTTAATTTTTCATTATAAGTATAAGTTTTTGTATATATATTAGTTAAATTATCTTTTAAATTTTTTGTGTTATTTTCTTTTTCATATTGTAATAAGTCTTGATTAACATTATTACTATAAAATTCAGATATAACATTCTTAATATACTTATTAAGATTATCTTGGTCATATGCTTTTGTTAATAAGCTTAATTTAAAATATGCCATAAAACCACCTTCTAACTAAATATTATTTCAAAATTTTCTTCTATTGTTGGTGTACTTTCATCTCTATTTCAATTAAGACGAACTTGAAATTCACTTTCTTGTGCAGGTCTTTGATATGTAATAACATCTGCAATTAAATCTTCATATGAATTATCATCAGAATCTTTGAATACTGATTGAGTAACAATTGATGAATTTCCTTGCCAACGTTGATAACGAGGATTGTTTGGTTCGTTTTGCGGAACAAATGTGTCATCATTTTGTTTAACTTGTAGGTTAATATTATTATAATCAAAAATTGTTCCAGACTCAAAAGCGTCATTTCTATATCTTATTTTATAATCATAACCACTATTTTGTGAATGATAATAATATCTAGGAGCCATAACCGCAATTTGTATTGCATATGATAAACCAAAATCTAATTCATCACAAGGAACACAATTGTAAATAATTACAGGGTCTCCATCCTTATCAAATCCTCCTATAAAATTCCAATTATAATATTGAGCAAGTGCGGATTCAAATATCATAAAATGAGATACAGAAGGAATCGAATTTCTATCTAACTGATATTGAATATATCTATCAAAATAATTAATATTATCTTCTTCGTCTATTCAAACTGAACGTCCATAAAATGCTGATTGATTTTTCCAATATTTAAAATATCAAATATCACTTTTTCTATTTAATACATATTGGTCTGTATTATATGAATAATAAATGTTTTCTCCATCTGTTCATACATATGCGCCATTAAAATTTGTTAAACCATTTCAAGTTTTTTTAGACCAAGTTGAAGTTGATTTGTCTAATACATATTGAGTAAGACCATTTGAATAATAAATATTATCTCCGTCTCTTCAAATTGCTCCACCACTAAAATTTGTTAATCCACTTCAAGTCTTATTTGTTCAGTATGGTTCTGGTTCTTCATCATCATTTACAATTAAGACTTTGTGTTTACTTGAAAGAGAATAATATATATTTTCACCATCTGTTCATATATCTGTACCATAAAAACTAGTATCATCTAATCCAGTTCAAGTTTTTTCCTTTCAAGTTAAATCTACTGGATCTAATTTATATTGATAAGTACCACTTGAATAATAGGTGTCTTTACCATCTGTCCATATATTATATCCTTGTCCTTGTAAAGTACCGCCGCCTTCTACAGCTCATTCTTTAACTATTCATTTGCTTGTTGTTTTATCGAACATATAACTATTTCTACCATTTAAATAATAAGTATTATTGTCATAAGTTCAAATACAAGAGCCGTTACTAATAGGTAAATCAATTGTATCTCTTATAAATCATCTAGATTCTAAATCATAAGCATCTTTTTTATAAATTGATGCACCTATATTCAAAGTCTCACTGTAATCTGCACCATATTGATATACATGAGTTGTTCTATTTTTAAAACCTCATCTAAAAAATAACTTATAAATATCAATAGCATCATTTTCATTTTCATTAATTATGCTATCTTCTGTAATAACTGTATCATCTTTCTTAATAAAAGTATAAGTATTATCGTTATTCTCATTATATCCCAATAGTCTTCATTCAGGATTATAATAATGTAAATATTCATATAATGAATCAATACTATTTTCTAAAGACAAAATATATTCTTTGTGAATTGCTTGTCTTTGTTGACTTAGAGGCCTTTGAACTGTAATATTAAAAAATTTCATTATCTCACCCTCATAACAATATCACTAAAAATAGGTTCGCTCGTATTAAAATATTCAATTTTAACTACAATTTCATCTTCAACATCATCATAAGTCCATTTTCAATTAGCATAAAATTCTTCATACCCTGATTCTGATTTAATATAAAATTTAATTAATGGTTTTAATATTGATATTCCATCAATTTTCACACTTGAAAAACGCTTTATAAGATATGTTGGATTTTGTTCTGGACTTGGTGTAAAACTACTAATAGGTTCATCTAATAGATAAGCAGATTGTGATGTATCTATTTTTATAACACTCTCTATCGAACCTTCCTCAGGAGTGCTATTATATGTATAACTTAATTTTAATTGGTCATTGTCAGTATCATAAGTAATTGTTGGTTGATAAATACCTTTATTTTCAGCAGGTATATATAATAAATTGCCATCTAATTGCTTATAAATTACATCTCCACGATAATATGTATCTTTACCATTAGTAATAGAATTTGCATTAACAATAGCGGATTCACCTATATTTAATAATGCTAATTTTGAAGTAATATCACTATCACTTAATAATACTTGTGTAACATTGTATATATCTCAGAAGGAAACTTGTCTAGTAACATTTTCTAATTTATCATATAATTTATTTAAAGCTTCTTTAATATCGTCAATTTCTTCAAATTTTTGTGTATTATAAAATTGAGTTTCTGTATGTTGTAAATTACTCATATAATCACCTCTACACTAAAATAGCTTTTGCTCTACCATATGATACTGCTTTTATTTTACTATCTTCTGATAATGGAGACAACTTATAAAACTCTCAATATAAATATATATCTCCAACTTCTTCATTCTTATTTACTTTCATCTTAGTAGTTTTCATATCATTAACCATTAAATCTCCATAGGTATTAGTTAATAATAAATTTAATACTTTATAATCTGAATCTCCATATTGTAAAAATACCAATCCTGAAGTCGAATCATACTTAATTGAAATAGTTCTATCTAATTGATTAAAAGAAGTTGGTTCGCCATTTATTTGTTCTGTATCTTGCCAATTTTCAGTTTGCGGCATAAAATCTACTTCACATAATAAATCACAGTATTTTGTAACTTTATTTGCAGTTTCAGTATCTACTATTTCATTAACATCTGGTCCTATGTATAAACGTAATGATGGATAAGCATTAGTACTGGTATCTCCAGTAAAATAGAAAGACACTTCACTAACTATTCCAAAAGATAATTCTGAAAATGGTAATAAATCACTTGGTAATAAGCCACTAGAATTTTTTGGTAATCCAAGAATATAATAAGTATTAACGTTACCATCAGTAATATAAGTATCTGTTTGAGTTCATACATATTGTCTTTGAGCTAATGCACATTGTTCTCCTTGAATTTCAAAAGTAATTGTATTTTCAGCCATATATAAATCTTTACCATTATCAACACCAATTACGGTTTTTACGGCTTCTTTCATACCAGTAGTCTTTGCTAAATAACATAAATTATTATCATAAGCAAAAGAAAGATAATCAATTTCATACGGACCTAGTGCCGCAATTAAACTACGATATTCTTCTGCGGTAACTCCATAAGTACAAATAGTAAAACTTACTTGCATTCTACTGAATTTTACGCCTGTTAAATTACCCATTGCGTGATCATATTGTGGTGAACTGTACTCATTAGAGAAGGAAGGCCCATTAACAAACTTAAGGGCACTTCCGTTATTTGTAATAAATGTATGATATGTATCTCACATATCTTCACCACGCCAATAAAATTTAGCATATTTATCAAGTCTACGACCAAGATATTCTTGTTGCTTTTTTATTGTATTAACTTGTGAATAACTTTTTGTACTCATTATAACACCTCTTATGCAGATACATTTATACCACTTTGAATTATTGCGGCGATAATTGCATCTTTCAAATTACGTCCTTGCATTTCATTTCCACTTAATTGAATTACTTGGTCACCAATATTTAATGTTAAATTTCCACCTGTATCATTAACGCTAATTTGACTTGAATCAATATTAGATACTTGACTACCAAAAGTAGCAAAGAAATTATTTAAGTCTAATTGCGCTTCATTCGCTGTTTTTGCTAAGAAACTGTCTGAAGTTAAGAAACTTGCTAATAATTCTTCACTTTCAGTTCCTCTTAATAAATTTAATAATTCTCTGTTATTTGCTAAAAGCTCATCGAATTTCTCACTAATCTCTGAAATTGAATCTTCAATATTTTGAATAACTGCTTCTTGTGCACGTTCACGTAAAGTATTTAATCTTTCTTTTTCTAATTCAGCAAAAGAATTTGTAAGTTCTTCTATTTGTGCTTTTGAAGACATACTTGTAGAACCAGCAAGTTTAGTTAAATTAGATACGAATAATTCTGCTTTTTCTTCATACTCTTCATCTTCTTGAGCTTGATTAATTGATTCAAAATATTTTTGATAAGCATCTTTTCTTTCTTCAAGAGATTTAGTTAAAGCATCTTGTTCTTCTTTAAGAAGTTCCTTATACGCTTCAATACGCTTATTTTCTTGTTCAACTAAAGTTTCTAAATCTACACTGAAGAAATCCTTACTTTCTAACTCTCTCATTTGTTGCTCTAAATATGTGACTAATGCCGCATTATATTCAGAGCCTTTTCTTGCCCTTTCAACTTCTCATTCTGCTCTCAATTCGTCAAGTTGTCTTTTTCTATTTTCTTGTAAAGTTTTATTTGAAGCAAGAGCTTGTTCAATTTGTTGATAATCTTGTGAGTTAAAAGCAGCTAATAATCTTTCTCCATCTTTACCTGAGAATAACTCTCCATGCTCACTTAAGAATGTTGTCTTATCAGTCTCTGTCATAGTAGACCATTTTGATGCTGTTTCATAGAAACTTTTTACTGAATTTGTTAATTTATCTACATTTTGTCCTATATTTTGAATACCAACTTGAATTGTATTACCAATTTGATTTAAAATTACATTATATGCTTCATCATAATCTTCCAATCCAGATAATATTCCACCAAAAGATTCTTTCATTGCCATAGTAATGTTGCCATTATTTGCTGCAAGAGATTTAAAGAATGTGTCTGATATTATATTTTTATATTGTTCTTCAGATAATACTTCTTCAAGTTGTCCACTCACGCCTTGTTCTTTTAAGGTACGTAAAATTGATTGATATCCAGTATATAAATCATTTATTTCTTCATTAGTAATATTTAATTTGTCAATTAAATCTAATGCAGAAGCTCCCATTTGTTCAAATACATTAAACTCTTTAAATGCAGTAGAAATTGCTTTAAATTCCTCTGAAAATTCTCCTAAAGAATCTTTTAACATAACAAATGCTTCTGTTCTCTCTTTTAAAGATAAACTTTCATCTTGAAGGATATCCGCGGCAACACTTCCATTTATTTTTATAGAAGCAATTTCTTTTAATATATCTCTTATTTTAGTTGAATCTTTTAAAAATTCTTTTAACGTCTCATCTGAAACTGATTCAATGATTTTTTCCATCATTGTTCGTCTTGAAGTTTTTTCAACACTTGTTAAAGACGTGTCTTCATCTAAATAAGAATATAATGATTGTTTTGCTATAGTACGAGCACTTAATCTATAAGAAGCATTTTCTTTTCAATCGTTAGAATTTGTCCTTAAAAGTACACCAGATAATTTTTCTCTATCTTCTCTTAATTTTTCATCTAATAATGTTTGATAATATTTTAAATATTCTTGTTTCTCACTATCATTTAAACCTTCATAATAGTCTTTTTCTGACATTGATAAAGAAGTATCAAGATTTTCTTCTTTAACTGAAGATAAATTATCTGCAACTTCTTTTAAACTATCAGAAAGTTTTTGTGCGTCATCACTAGTTTTTATTAATTTATTATCTAAGTCTTCAATACTACTAACTGCAGTTTTAATACTTTCTGCTCTTTTAGTTAAATTATAAATTTCAGCATTAATTTCATTCATTTCATCTTCTGCTGATTCACTACTACCTGCTATCGATGCAGCTATTGCAACACCAATTAATGAAGCAAGTATTGCAGCACCAACTACTCATCCCGCAGCCATAGTAGCACTACCTGCCATTTTTCAAGCAGTTTTTGCTCTTTCTAATCCAACAGATTTTTGTAATTCAGCATTTTCTTTCTTAGTATATATAATTGCAGCATTAATAGCTCTTGCAATTAATTTTCAAAGACCTCATACAGCTAAAATTGGAGCAGCTAAACCAAGAACAGTAGATTTTAAATTATCTACTAAATGTTCTTGACTTTCTAATAATGATAATTGTTCTCCATATGATTCAGAAACTGCTTGAGTTTGTTCATACTTTAATTGTTCTGCTTTGTAATTGTTAAGTTGTTGCTCTTGTATTAATATCTCTTTATCTAATTCTTCAGTAGATTCTTTATTTTCTAATGCTTGAAGTCTTTGTTTTTTTAATTCTATTAAATAATCTTCTGTTTGTGTAATAAGTCCCTTACGTTTTTCGTAATTTTCTTTTTGAGACATAATATAAGCATCTGCTTGTATCTTTTTTCTTTTTAATTCTATTTTAGCTTCTTGTTGTGTATACTGTAATTGTAACTTTGCTATTTTTGCTTGTCTCATTTTATTGCCTAACATAGTCACAGCCACACCAGCAAGCACAACTGCAAGTGATACTAAAACCCATTCCTGACTAAGAATTTGATTAAGAAGATTTAATACACCAGTTACTTGATTAACTAAAAATACAATAAAATCACTATTACTTACAGTTGAAATAATTTTTTCCCAAGAAGTAGCTAATCTATTTAAAGCAGCTTCTAGTCCTTGAGTATAAGTCGCCATTTGTGCCATTGTAGCACCAGCTGAACGAGCAGATATTTCTTGTAATTCAATAACTCTTTCGTAATCACTCATCATTGCAATTAAACGTGATTGTTGACGAGTACCTGCCAATGCTTTTGCAATAGCAGCTTGTTGATTAGAATTTAATGAATCCCATTTTTTACCCAAATCATCCAACACATCTTCAGTAGAACGTAAATCTCCATTAGCGTTTCTTAACTGAATACCTACATATTCTAATTGACTTTCAACATTATTTAAATTAATACCATCTTCAAGCGTTTCACCATAGTCTGTAATTTCACGCATACGCGCAATAACTGTCTTTAACGCAGTACCTATAGTTTCTGGCGCTTCACGTGTTGTTTCAAGACCTTTAGCAAGTAACGCAGTAGTATAATCAATTGACATACCTGCTAAATTAGCTTGAGATGCAACCTTACTTAATGCTATCGCAATTTCCTCATAAGATGTAGCGGCATTTGCTGATACTGCTGCAAACTTATCTGAAACAATCATAGCTTGATCAGTACTTAGTCTAAAACCATTTAATGCAGTAGTTAAATAATTAATTGAATCTGAAGTGTTAATTGCAGCAACTTTTGCGGCAGAAATCGCAGCTTTAGCAAGTACTAATGCATCTTCAGTACTTTTACCTTGACGTACGAATTCTGTTACGGCTGCTGATACTTCTTTTGTTGTACCACCAATTTCAATAGCTAAATCTTGATAACTTTTTAATAGTTGATAAACTTCTTTACGAGTTTTACCAGTAACCATCGCTTGTTCAGTTAAAGATTTATCCAAGTCTATTACTGTACTTCTAACTTCACTCATCGCTCTACGAACTAATCTTAACCCAACAGTTCAAAGACTTAATTGCTTAGTTAATTTTCCTATAGATGAAGCAGAATTAGAAATACTCTTAACATTTGTATCAAGAAGAGTTGATTCTCCATTAAGTATAGTTTGATTACGCTCTGATTCATTTAAATTATTATACATATTTTGAATATCAGTTGAAGTGTCATGTAATGCTGGATTTACAACTGTATTTCTATATGCATCATCGCTATCTATTTTATTTTTCTTTTCAAATTGTCTTCTTTCTTTAATTGCATCTTGTGTCTCTTTTAATTTATTACCGTATTGTTCTATATCTTTATTAGCTTTATCTTGCTCTTCAATCGTTTCATTATAAGTATTAATAAGTTCCTGTAATTTTGATGTAAAAGTTTTATTAAGAACTCTACCATCTTTTATTTGATTACCTTCTGAATCGTAATAAGTTAATTTATCAAAGCCTGTTTTTGCTACAGTACTTAATCTTTTAAGATCATGCCCTCCATTTGGACCTTTTACTGAAATACCTTTAGTTGATAAAAGATTAAAAAATTCTTCGTCTTTATTTTTTAATTTAACAGTTGTTTTAGATTTTGTTGCTTTCGCTTCATCAATCTTTTTGGTATATTCATCTTCTGATTCATATAATTTTTGCATTTTTTCAGTAACTGTCGTCGCATTCTTAGATACTTTTTCTAGTATCTCTTGAACTTGTTTAAAAGCGTGATTGAATTTATCTAAATCACTTCTTGACATTTCAGTCTGTTTAGCAAGTTCTTGCATTTCTGATATATATGCATTAAAATTATTTATTGATTTTTCAGATGGAAAGGCATTTTTTGCTATTCCTTGTTTTCCAGCTTCACTTAAATTTTTAACATCAGTTTCAATGGAGCCATCAACTTTTATTTTTAATTCTGCCATCTATCATCACCTCTATGGCAATTAAAATTAGTTAATTTCTTTATTTTTATCTCTTTCGTTTAAAATCCTTTGATTTTTAATAATATCAGCACCGCCCAATTCTTTAAACTCTTCCAATTGAGTTAATGTCGCTTCATTATTGGCTTCTAAAATAGATCCACCTTTATCAAGTATATCTGCAAGTTTTTCAGCATCTAAATTATTAATAATATCATTAATTTTATCACTTATTGCTTTTATATTAGTTAAATAGAATACTCTAGCATCTTTTACTAAATCCATTAAATTAATTTTAGTAATTTTATAAAAATCACTTTGCTTATATTCTTTTTCAAAATCTTTTAATTTTAATAATACATCAAAGAAATTATCAGTTTCTTCAAGTATTTCTTTTAATTTATTGTTTAAATATTCATTAGTTAATTCCATAATATCATTTTCCTTTCTTTTAATCTTCTCAACCAATATAATTTTCGGTTGTATCATCATTTATAACTAAAAAAGTTAAATCAACTGCGTTAGCATTTGAATTAAAATATAAAGATTTATTTACTTGAACTACCGCTTTATCTATATGTATCCAAGTTTCAGTAGTTTCATCATCTTCATTAGAAATAGTAGATATATCTAAAGTTACATAAACATTGTTTCTTTTATCAAGAGAATAAAGATTATTTGTAATAACTTCATATACAACTGTATAATATGCATCTGCATTATCTACTACAATTTCGTCCTCATCTAATGTTGAATATGCTTTTTCAAGCGTTGGCGCCGCATTTTCATCATCAGCATAGAAAACATATACTAATTTCTTTTGTTTTCCTAAACCTTTAGTAAGATATAATTTATAATCTTCAGAAGATAAGATTTTTTCCTGGAAAGTTACCGAAAATCCTTCTTTTTTTAAATAAATTAGATTCAAAATCTTATCTGTGAGTGTTACATTATATATTGAAAAACTATTAATTTTTTCTGTTGCGTATCCAGCATTTCTGTCTGTTCCAGCCATATCAACACTACGAGAATTAAAATTAATAACACCATTTTCACCATGTATGATAGTATATGGCTCGTGGTCATATGTTATTTTATAATCTCCAATTGGGTCAGAACTGTATGCACGAATAATACAATCGATTTGATTTCCTATCTTATGTGTTGCCATACTAACACCTCTTCTTTTCTCTAATAATAGTATAGACCACAAAATTGAAAATATCAACTATGGAGATGTGGCAAAATAAAAAGACTCACGATTTTCATCGTAAGTCTTAAATTAGTTATTAGTCTTTTAGACCGTTATCCTCTATAATTTGTGCATTAGTAGCATAATCTAATCTAGGTAAAATAGTATAGAATGTACCAGTTATAACGCCATCTTCGTCTCCTGCTGTTTCATCATCACCGATAAGAATTTTAACTTCATTTAAGTCACCATTCATATCAAATACAGTAGCATCTCCTTCTGCATCTTGAGTTAATGATAATAATGAGTCAGATAAGAAGTCATAGAAAATAATATATGCTTGAACTTGCTTACCAGTGTTAGCATCAACAAGGAAAGTATCACCAACAACAGTTTTATGACCTGCAAAAGTAGTTGTAGCATGTAATGCATCAGTAGCACCTTTAGTTAAAGTAGCATCAGTCGCTAAATCTGTTCTAAAATATTCAACAGTTAAACCTGTTAAAGCTTCTAGAGCTTCTGCGTTACCTAATGCATTTTGCATTTCAAGACGAGCAGTCTTACCATATTTAACTAATGGAGAAGCGTTTTGTCCACCAGTAATAGTTTTAGTAGGACCTTCTTGAGTAGCATTTGCAGTCTTTAAGTACTTTAAGTAAGAAATTTCCTTAGTCATTAAATATAATGCAATAATTTCATTAGCTTTTAAATCTTCAAAATTAATTTTTGCATTTTCATTTAACTCATAAGTGTAAGATCCTTCAGATTCTTCAGATTCACTTCTAGTAACAAAAGTATTCTTAATATTATATAAAGCTTCTAATTGAGTATTGGTAAAAGTTTTTGTTGCTGTATGATCTTGAAGTTCTTTCATTGTCATACCATCATAAACATCATAAATCTTTGCGTTCATAACGGTAACAATACCAAAGTTTCTTAAAGCAGAGTTCCAAGCTGCACTACTATTTTTTAAATTACTATAAGAATTTGTAGCCATCTTTATACCTCATTTTTAATTATTTTATAAAGAAATTGGGTGTTTGTCCCTTTTTCAAATTGCCGGAAGCGTAAGCCATTTTGGTTACGTCATAAGACACTGACTGTGCGGCATAGGTATATAATCAGTGAATTTGAGCCATTGTTTGATTAAATAAATAATCAAATGTGAGAGCAGGAATTTGATAAGATATAGTAAGCAAAATTTTTAAAATTTGCTCAGTATCTCCACCGTTCTTGTTTTTGATTTTATTGACTTGCTTTTCAAACTCTTTTTGAGCCAGATAGAGTTGTCTAGCAGCCTCATTTTCAAAAACAGGTGTTTTTTCCTCTTTTTCTCCACAAGATAATTTTAAAATATTTATGATATAATTTCAAATATCTGATGTAATAATAACATCATTTGCAATAAGTTCTTTTTTCTTAAAATCAAAAAATAAATTATGAATTAATGTACTTAATTGCTCACGTAATAATGATACTATTTTAGTATATTGAGCATACATACCAAATTCAAAAATTAAATTTTTAATTTCTGTTAAGCTATCTTCTGATTGAAATTGAGTTGGTAATAATTTCTTTCTATACTCATCTCTACAAATTATTGTATAACAAGTTGCTCATTCTTCATTAGAGAAAAAATTTTTTAAAGATTTTAAATATAAAATAATTACTTGATTACCAATAAAAATTTTTACTTCTTTATTGTCTTTTATAAATAAATTTAAAATCGAATAATTACTATTAATTTCCACTATAAATCAGCCCCTTTCGAAGGTTGGTCTGAAATTTGGAATTCAATCTTATAACCAAATAGATAATTAGAATATGAAATAGCAGTAGAAGAAAGAACTTCAAGTTGTCCTGAGCAACTGAACTTTGTACCATCTATTAAATCAACTATTTCTGATTCTAATTCCATTAAACGTAAATTATGGTCTTTTAATACTAAATGGTCTAAATCTGAACAAATAAAAATAGAACCAGAAAATAAATTATTATTATCTTTCTTATCTAATGTTACATCTGTTGCAACATTAATTACCATAAAAGTATTTCGTCCCATTTCTTTTATTCCTGTTTCACTCAAGGGAGAAATAGAAATATACTTGTTATCCATTAATTGTTTGAAAGTAAGCGGAGTAAAATCGATTGATAATGCATCAATCGAATCTACCACTAATAATCTTTGAATAATTTCATTTTGTGAAAAAAGACGGCTTAACTCTAATGGTAATTTTTTAATGTTCTTAAAATTTTTAACCATCCTATTCACCGTCCTTTGTATAAGTTATAGTAACTATTGTACCTTGTTGCTTAACTTCAATTTCAACTATATCAATTCCAAAAGGAATTGAGAATTTAACTAAATTGCTTGTTCTAGAAACAACATTTAATACATTACAAGAAGTTCTAAAATATCCATTTTCAGTTTCAACTTCATATATCTTATTTGGAATAATTATATAATCTGAATCATCATCATATTGAACTTCTTCCGCTTGCTCTATTATAGGCTCTTTGTCTACACGAGTTTCAATAACATCTTTACTCATAGTAGTTGGAGTAACTGAATAATATGTTACGCCTGGATGAGTATAATTATCAAACTCTTGAATTAATCAAGCTCTATCAGCAATCATTACTTTATCATTGTAATCAAATGGTTTTCCTGCGGTAACTAATAAAGGTTTTGCTAGTGATTTAATAAAAGATTTTTCTCTTAAACTTACATCAATATAATCATCTTTCTTAAAATACCATCAAGTACCATCAGCTTCTATATTACATAAAAGGGCATGATATTTTCTAAATTTTACATCTTTAATAATAATGATTTCTTCATCAATTAAAAAATGTAAACCTTTAGCGTTCCAACAAGAGCCAATTTGAATTGGTTCGTTGTATGGAGTATAAATATATCCCTCATCATTTTCTTGTTTATTATATACATAAGCAAGTTGAGTAACTGTATCGTCTGCATCACTAATCATAGTAATAGATGCATAACCTAATGCGACAAAATCCGCATTTACACTCTTTTCCGATTTGTTCATCAACTCATTACGTTGTTTAAATCTCTCAAACGAACTAGCCATTAATATCACCTACCGCTGGACGCTTTGATGTATTAACTCTACTATAATGCTCTTCTAACTCTCTTGCATCCGCACGATAAGTGCTATATTGTTTAATCCACTTATCTATTGCATTAGCTTTTGAGAAAGTTTTTATGTTTGAATCAGTATAAATGTCTTCATAATTATTGGAATTAGACATTAATCTTTCGCACCAATATACTTTCATTCATGCGATGATAATCGATACCTCAGCATACTTAACTTCATCTGAGTTGAAATATGCATGAGGTACTCCATCTTGATCATCATCAGTAACTTCTACGGTATTACCGTTGTCGTCGGTTTTCGCATAATAAGTGGTGTAGTCTAATGAGGTATGAGGAAATTTAAAAGCAGATATGGCACGACATGCTAAATAATAGCATTCTTCATCTAACATATCTTTTGTAATTACGCCATAATATGAACCTCTTATTGTATCCCTAAAAGCGGGATATAAACAATCATCTCATCTTTGCATATATTACACCTCTTTACTTATTTTTATTCTTCGTTCAAAGAGAATGATACTTTTAATGTTTGTTCAAGCATTTGCTTTACACCAACAGTAAGTTTATCAATGTTTGCTTTTGCTATATCCATAACTTTGTCTTTACCAAAATCTTTTATTGCAGATTCGATTGCTGCTCTGTTACCCTTTTGTAGGCGGGTAAGAATAGTTTCATTTGTTTTTTCATCTGCGGGTACAAAGTCTAATTCATCTGCGAAATAAAGATTGGCTTCTTTTGCAGCTTGTAACAATTCATTGGTGTCACTAAAAGTGAAATACCCTTTCTTAAATAATCTATAAACATCGTTATTAGTAAAAACGCCTAATGCTAAACTGATTGGCATAATTATTTCTTTATTTGTATTGCTTGCACCTAACTTAATTAATCTTACATTTGAAGGATTATCATAAGGTGATAAATTAAAGATAATTAAATTTGGTGTTGTGTTAATCATTCTAATTGTTTTGTTAAAATTTACTTCGGACATATTCAAAGTCCCCTTTCTGATAATTTTTATTTTTGGATTTTTATTTTAAAATTAAATGAATAATCGGAAGAGTGGGGTTACCACTCTTCTTCATTTATTGCTATTAGTTGTTTTGGATGAATTCAGAATCTTCTAATCCATCAACTGCAGCATCAGATACTTCGATAACTGCATAGTTGTTAGCCATAGCAAGACCAACACCTAACATTCTATGAATTTCCCACTTTTCTCCACCAACAGCGTTGTTGTTCTTTTGGATCATAGTGTCGCCCTTGAATGCAACTTTAACTGGTTTAACGCCTGTAGGTAATAAGAATACCTTGTTAACGTCATAGAACCACTTAGTATTAGAGTTGTCTAGTAAGTAGTTAGGTAATTCAATTACTTGAGCACCCTTGTAAATAGTTACGTGACCTAAACGTCTAACATCTTCGTTGTCTTCACGAGTTGGATATTGGATTACTACACCACCAGTAGTTGTTGAAGCAACTGGGTTGTATAATTCAGAAATTGCTTGGTATGAACCAATAATTGTAGGTTGACCATAAGCTTTAACATATGGCATTACTACGTCGATAGCTTGACCTAATGTAGCCTTAGTAGCAACGATCTTACCACCTTGAGCTTCACCAATTCTAGCATATCCTGCAGCTGGAGTACCAGATGCTAATTCTTCGAAGATTTCCTTATAGATTTCTTCTTGGAATCCTTCAACGATTGTAGCAAACATTTCAGCTAGACTTACCTTACCAGCAAGTAATTCTTCTAATGAAATGAATACTGCAGCAGTTTCAACGAAAGTAGGTAAACTGAATGTAGCAGATGTTAATCTAGCTGCACGGTAGATACCTTCTCTTGAACCTTTGCTAATAACTAATTTAGCACGATTCTTACCTAACTTGTTAAGTTCGAATACAACTTCTTCATCTCTAGCAAAAGTTTTAACTTCAGCAAATTGACCTAAAACGTCTCTGATTTTTGCAGGAACGATTTCATCAACAGCTTCTTCGATTAATGCGAATGCAGCACCTTCTACTGCTCTGATGTCTCTAACAGATGCATTTTCAGGTAAACCTAAAGTTTCGCAAATTGCTTTAACAGCTGCTTCATTTACATCTAAAGCTGAGAAAGTTGTGTCGCCAAATGCTACAGGTTGGTTTTGGCAAGCGCCTTTAATTAATGTTAATAATTCTTTTTCCATTCTTTCTCACCTCTATTACTTTAAGAATACATAAGTATATGATGGTTGACCATCAGCAAACTTATTGCAATCTAAGAAATCATCTAAACAATATTGAGCATGATCAGTCTTTGTAGAGTCACCATCAATATAGTTTCTAGTAATGCATGCGATACGACCATCAGCAATAGCATCTGCCATTTGATCGCTATCTGGAGCATAAGTAGTAGTGAATTCATCACCAGGAATTAATTGTACTAAACGAGCAGGATCTTCAGTGATTTCTGCAGCATAGTAGCTATATCCACCAAATGGTAATAATTCTTCAGTATAAGTTACAAATAATGGAGCTGTTTCATCAGCATTAGTTGCATAATCAATATAACCATCAGCAGTTAATTGAGCTAATTGACCATTTTCAACAAATAATTTACCAGGTACTTTTGTAGTGTTGATTAACTTATTAGCTGCAGCGATTGCTGTTGCATCCTTTAATGTACCATCAGCGTTATAAACACCTTTTGGTTCAACTTGTGCTACAACGAAGCCAGGTTGTAAACCTTTTAAGTTATTAGGTTCAATAATGTTGAATTTTGGTAAAAAATCAAAAATATT